ATGAATGGAGGGGAAAAGTTGAAGCGCGGAGTTCTTGATTTACGTCAAAATAAATTCGTTATGGTAACAAAAGCAGTAATAGATGACACACGCTTTATTACAAAGCCGGTAGACAAGCTAATTTATGCAGTGCTTTGCTCTTATGCGAATAATGATACAAGAGAGTCATATCCGAGTGTATCGGCTATATCGCAAAGAGCACGATGTTCAGAACGCACAGTACGAAGATCACTGCGAACGCTAAAAGAGCTAGGTCTAATTGACGTTAAAGCTAGATTCGATGATTATGGGCAGTCCACTAATCTTTATATATTATTGGAGCTTCCCGATTATTTTAATGACGGGTTGACAAAAAAGGAAGAGAGTCCTTGCTAGTTTTGTCAGGGACTCCCTGACGCCAAGTACAGACGAACTATACTTAAATTAACTAGACTTATAAGAACTAAACTAAAGATTACAAGCCAAAACCTTGAAGTCTATTTCTAACGAAATATCCTTCCATCATTAATATATTCTGCGGTAATTACTTATATAAAAGAATGTCGTTAATAGATGATGAGATACAACAAGCGTATGCGAAGTTGTCAGGTTTTAAATAATTATCGAAAGGAACGATTTATATGAATAAAAAGATTCTTATTAAAAGGTTAGAAAACATCTTGTTTCACGTAAATAAAAACGGAAAAATAATCGGAGGTTATCGCACATTAGAAGACGTTAAATATAGCCTAGAAAACTTAGTAAATGAATTGAAGGAAAGTTAAGAGGAGGTGTTTACGGTGAGAGACGTAACAAAGCGGCTGCAACGTATTCTATCGGAACTAGAATCGCTAGAGTCCGATATGCAACAAACGAATACGCGTAAGTCACAAACGGATTTAGCGCAGCAAGATATCTTACATATTATCGAAATAGAATCGTTTACTACAGCGCGTGGCAATCACTTATTGAAAGAGCTGAAACGTATTCGTAAAGAGCGTCGTAAGGCAAAAGACGATCAAGCGGTATTGCAGTCGGTCATGCACACGTTAAAAGGCGTTAAGCAAAAAGTCGAGTGTAGTATCGGGAGCGTAACCGGAGTAATTGAGCGCCAACAAGAACGCAAGGTCACAAAAGGTTATTAACATAAATTCTACGGTCAAATACGTAGAAAAGAATCTAGGAATCTACGAATGTATATAACAAGGATTGTTCCTGGTAGGGCAGGCGTTAAACAATTGAAAAAGACCCGCAATAAGCAGGTCCATCGGCATAGAACACAATCAGGGAACACCTATATATTAACAATTTTTACACGTAATTACCATATGTTACGTGTTGAGAAATAAAATGGAGGACTAACAAATAAACGAATGTTACACGATTTATTACTGAAAGAAATCTACATCGAGGCGCTAATCCGACGCAACGTATTCAAAACGGAAGACGGACGCGACTTATGGCAGGCATCTAATGAGGAATTACATGCGCAATTATTTGACGAGGAGGATTAAAAATGAACGGAATGACTATCGAACAATGTGAAGCGAAAATAAAGGCGTTAGAATTAGCGTGGGTGACTATGTACGAAAAATTAGACGTATTAAGGCAGGTGTATATAGAACACGATTTAAATAAACAAGCAGAAGAATATGAGGAAAAAGCGGAACGCGCTAAACAAAACGAATTCTATTGGGAAGAGGAATACGCGTTTAGAAACAACGTAGCGGAATACTTGCGAGACTACGCACGCCAAAATATATATTAATAAGGAGAGACTATCGAATGACCCACATATCAACGAAAGATTTCCGCAGCCTACCAATCGAAAAGTGGAACGTAACGACATTTCGAGAGTACCTAAAGCACGAACATGAGGAGCGTTATAAAATTCCTTATGTCACTCGAAGCTATGCGATGGAAGGTCGAATGCTCAAAATGTCACTAGCGGAATATAACCAGGAAGTTTTAAAACGATTCATTGACGCATGTTTTGCCGACTATAAGCCGACGCGGGAGTATCCCGGATTAAACTTTGCGTTTATGTATTCGTATATGCGATCTAGGTTGTTGCCAAGAGTTCTTGAAGAAATTCGTAGAAAAGAGGCTCGTTTATCTCGGAATCAGGCACATATAACAGTAAGTACGGAAGAAATTATCGATTATTTGTAACCGGTTAAATTATTTTTACGAAAATCTGCAAGTGAAACGTGAAAAATGCGAGATATGTATTAGTAGAAACGGAGGGAATACGAATGACAAAGCGATTATCTTTCGAAGAGGTGCAAGCGAAATTCAAAGAACGGGGCTATAGATTACTAGAAACGGAGTATAAAAACAGTCAAACTAAAATGCGTTATGTATGCCCGAAGCATCCTAATGATCCGCAGGCAGTTCGGTTTAAAAGTTTAAAAAGAGGTTCCGGATGTCTATTATGCGGAAAAGAGAAAACGAAACGCTCCCGTGAAATTAACGGTTTAATAGGATTCACTAAACGAGAGTATCCAAAAGAGGAAGTTAAGGAGGCACGTTACAAAGCGGAGGATTTATTAAACGAATATTGCATGTCCTGCCCACTTAATAGTTTAACGAGCGTCGAAGACGTACAGAAACATTGTTATAAAGAATGTCCGCACGGTATCGGATTAGAACTACGTAAGTGTGGCGCAATTATGGCTGGTGAGGATGTCGATGCAGTAACGGAACATTATATAGTCAAGCATACTATCGAAAGAATTGACGAGAGAGGAGCGCTATTAAATGAGTAAGGCAGGCGTGGCAAAGACGCAGGGGCATCGGAAGCCTAGGAAGCGTAAGAAAGTAGTTTTAGAGGAACGTGTGATTGATGGTGTGGTAGTCGTTGGGAAAGAGTGTACGAAGTGTGGCGAGTGGAAAGGCTTAGAAGTCGGGTTTCATAATAGTAAAGGAAGTCTTGGGGGAAAGTACTCGAAATGTAAGGAATGCGCAATTAAAAAAAGTTCTAAGTATAGAGAAAAAAATCCTGAGTACAACAAAAAATATTATAGTGAGAACAAGGAAATGTTTGCTAGAAAAAGCCGGGCATATAGAGAAGAACATCCAAACTACAACAAAGTGTATTATCAGGAAAATAAAGAACGTTACAGACATAATAAAGCTAAATTTCAAGAAGAGCATCCAGACTACAACAAAAAATATTATTTAACCAATAAAGAGAAACTAACCAGAAATAATCGTGAATGGAGAATCGCTAATCCAAATTTAATTAGGGTAATATGTCAAAGACGTGAGGCGCGAAAGAAATCCTTGCCCGACGATTTTAAAAATGAGGAAATGAGCGATGTGTTACTTCATTTCAACGGAACTTGTTCTTTAACAGGTGATGTAAATTTTCATTGGGATCATGTGATACCACTAGCGATAGGCCATGGCGGAACAATATACGGAAACATGATTCCGCTACGTAGTGATCTTAACCTGTCCAAACAAGATAAAAACATCTTCGAATGGTTCGAAGCGAATAGGCAACGATTCGAACTATCGCAAGTTAAATTTGATCGTCTTATTGCGTGGTTGGCAACCGCAAATGATATGACAGTCGAAGAATACCGAGATTACGTGTATTGGTGTCACGCTAATCCAAACGACGTACTAGAAAGTGAGGCGATTTGATGCAATGCATTCTATCCGATCACTGTTCGTTATATAAAAGTGAGTCATGTAATCGACAGTGCGCCTCGTACATCGCACTACACGGACATAACGGTAATGGAGGACGTATGGCAGCGACCAACTTACCGAAAGAATATCGTCATTTAACGTTGCTAAATTCGCCTGTAAAAGATACACAATCGAAAGTCTATAAATCTATCGAAACGTATGTAACGACTTTCTCACGGCAATTTGAGGCGGTTGCGTCGTTAGACCCGAAGGATAAGATCAAATCGATGTATTTGTTTTCCGAAGAAACTGGCACAGGGAAAACAACGACAGCAGCCGTAATTTTAAACGAGTGGCTCATACGACATTACATCGGGAGTTTGCAGCGAAATAGGCAATCGTTGCAGGTACCTGGGTATTTCTTAGATGTGAACGAATGGCAAACGTTATTTAACGAATTCAATCGGTCAAACATACCGCGTGAAACCGCAGAGAAATCCGCAAAAGAATACTATCGTCGAGGCAGTCATGCAAAGATGTCACCTTTCGCTGTATTGGACGATATTGGAGTACGGAGTGCAACCGAAGCATTCCGAGGAGATTTACATGCGGTGATTAACCATCGAGTAACGAACGGATTACCTACGCTTTACACTTCGAACATTCCTATTGACGAGTTGGAAAGTGTATTTGATCGTAGGTTGTACGATAGGGTGCGAGATTTGTGCGTGGTGTTGCCGTTCGAGGGCGAATCGAAAAGGGGGATGCGGAAATAAAAAAATGACCGATCCTTTTATAGGAGCGGCCGTACAAATATCATGTGCTGGAGGTCGCTCCAAATGGCATAAGATGTTTTCTCTAAAAAGTATGGACAAGAAGTTTTACGATTATACGTAAAAACGGCGAGTAACCAAATAGGCTACCCGCTACGTCCCTGCACGACACGGAGAAGAAACCCCGTTTTGAAAGAATGAAGTCGAAGGGAGATCGACTCAAAGGTAGTATGCGCAAAACAAAAACGGTTATTCAAAAGGGAGAATACGAAAATGAAGAAACTTATTATCGGTGCATTTCTATATTTACCGCTAGCTTTCTGGCTTAGTTCTTTTTGTGGAATCAGTACGGTAGAAGTGCTCGCAACAATGTTTATTGTCGGAGTTACCTGCGGAATCTATAACGTAGTATTAGAGGAAACGAAAGAATAAATTGTGTAAGTAAGACAAAATTTGAATTTTGTACAAAAGTGAGGGAAAGCGCAGTAGAAATTAAATATTGCAAGAAAGATTGGATTTTTTAATCTTGTAAAAATAAATAGTTTCAAAACTATAAATAAAGAGTAAAGGCTACCGGTTAATGGCAGCCCTTGGAGGATTCGCTATATGTACAGATCTCCGTCAATTCATTTGATTTTTTAACCTTTCGACCGTACAGAAAATTCTTATCCGGTTCTATGGTTGAAAAAATAGCACATTGACTGTGACATCCATCATACATGCGTCGTCCATGTTCTCATCGGTGAGCCGCATTCTGCAGACAATATCGTCACCCTCTACCCAGGTACTTGCACGCAGTTGTCCCAGCGGCCGTTCACGCAACTTAGGTGCACTCAAATTCCCATCAGTGAAGCCACAGTTGATTGAGCTTATCCCGACAAAAGTCCAGTTTGCCCCAGCAGGTCGAGTTACACGTTTTCTCTGTTCCATGGGGCGACCAGGCTTCAGATGACCGGGCCCACTTTGGTTATGAAAGCCGAATTGAACAATGGTTCCACCCAGAACTCGACCCACTTCCGGTATAGATTTGACTTCACGTGGAAATGTTTCGTCTTGAAGCTCATAACCATCAATCTTTGATTCATCGAATATCTCTGTCATAATTCACACTCCTTAGAATTGAATAAATACCTTACAAGTAATAGAATGCCTCTATTTAAAGTAAATATTCTACAAGGGAGCGATTGTTAAGCAACACAGGTAAAAAGCCAGTTGAAGTAAGAAATGAGAAAAAAGATATGATGCGTAGTAATGCTTTACAAGAAGGGACTGTTAAATGTTGGTGAAAATGCAGTTGTGAGTATGACGAATGGGATGTTACATTCATATCTATTGTAATTGTAGGAATAAATGCTTTATAACAAAAGCGTTATTTTATAGTAATGCAAAAAGAGTACATATCGAATATGTACTCTAAAAAAAAGGAGGTGTATATGAGTAATGAAACACCATACTACAACATATGCTTGTCTTATTTAAAAGTGCAAGGAATATTACAAAATAGTTATTTTGTAAAAGGACCTTTAAACCTATACACAAAGATAGCAGGCAACTAATTAAGTTACCTGCTATGCTTGCACACTTGCACAGAGGAGCGCCTTCCATTTGGAAAGAGAGGAGCCAGGGAGAAAGCGACTCAGGTGTAGTATGTGTAATAACAAAAAGGATTATTCAAAAAGGGGAATGAAAAATGAATACAATTACTATTAAGTTTGGACAAGGTACAACAGCTTGGCAAGATATGCAAGAAGTAGTTAAAGCTCTACATGATAAAGGATATATTGCACAACCTTACGAGGATATTGGAACGGTTAAATTAACTAAGGAATTTAAAGAAGAAAATTAAACAAAATTCTTATTTTAAAGCTAAAGAACGCCTTGTAGAGCGCTCCTTATGCCTAATTATAAATACTTATGTTCGATCTTAGATTAATTTCTTGCTTGGAGGAATAAAATGCTCTTAAACAAAGTTTAGATAGACAATCCAGCCAATAATTACAATATAATACATCGCACAAAAGAAGATTAAAATGTATTCTAATGCTTTGTTCATATTAGTACCGTCCTAAAAGAGGAGTATTTGGATTTTAATATCGTATGTAAAAAAAGGTGCATTTATACAAGGGGGGGAGCTAATACAAGTAAAACAAAATCCTTATTTTAAAACCAGAAGGAGAATGAAAATGAAAGAAATTAAGTTCAAGGCTCATGATGGAGAAAAGTGTATTTATAGTGAATGTGTATCAAGAGATAAAGAAGACGGTTGGTGGATTTTAGATAACGAAAATGATTGCTGGAATATGTGTTCTGAACCCAAACAGTGCACAGGTTTAATGGATAAGAACGGAAACGATATTTATCTTGGTGATGCTGTAAGGTGGACAAGGGTTATATATACGGATTGTAGTCGAGAAGAAATTGAAAGTACAGAAGTAATTGAAGGCGCTATTGGTTGGTTATACTCCACCTTAACAATTAAGACTGAAGAATTTTCTAGATTATTGTTACCGCATTTAGTTGAAGATCAGAATGAGTTTGAAGTGATTGGCAATGGTTATGACAATCCAGTCGTATTAAAAAACTAAACAAGATATTTTTGTAAGACAAGCCCCCTTTTAAAAGGCCTATTGTGAGGGTAGGCCTTTTAAAAAAATTAAGGATAAAGTTTTACATAGAGATAAATTATATATTACTAGATTTAATTCATAAATCCTGTATGTTGAAGGTTGAAAAAAATTTTATGTATTTAACAAAATCTTTATTTTATAGATTGGAGTGAAATCACAATGATTGTTAAAGCAACAATAAAACTTGAATTAGATGATTCGCAGAAACAATGGGTTTCCTATGTTAGAAAACAAGGTGGAGAAGAAGCGGTATTTCACTATTTGGAAGAAGAAGTGCAGAAGAAAATTGAATTAGCTGATTTTGTGGAGATGGAATACAAAGACAAGTAATTTAAACCAAATCGTTATTTGAAAAAATACCAGCTTAAATACTGCGTACATATATTTAAGCTGGAACAAAGAAATAAAGTTATTGTTTGTGTTTTTCCTCTTTATCAAGGAAAAATACAACGAATATTGCTAGGAGAATAGGCAGCCAAACTTCGTGTGGCATATTAAAACCTCCTTAAAATATGAATCTACTATATTTTACCATATACAAGAGTTTCAATGTAAGGCAATTAAAAAGATGAGTTTATAACCAAAACGCTATTTTGTACTGAGTAAATGTTGATGTTTATTAAAATGATAAAGCAGCTAGCTCAATGAACTAACTGCTTTATCGTCCAACAAGAACAATACCCACAATACATTGTAACTTAAGGTTACAACTATAGTATGAGTAGAAGTAAAAATGTTATGCAACAAAGTTAAATAAAAACTTCATTTTAAACAACAAAGCAGCTAGCCGAAATAGCTAACTGCTTCGTTGTACAATTTTAGAAGTTACAATCGATACGGATATATGTTGTAACAAAAAGTTACAACTATAGTATAAACAAATATCAAAATATTATGCAGGCAAGAAAATTAAACAAAAATTTCATTTTGTAGAAAAGGGGAATAAACAATGAGCTTATACTCAACGAAGGAACAAGAAACGGTACTTACGTACGACAATGAAACGAAGGAATGGAGCGCATACTCTTGCGTTCCGAAACACATTCGTAAACTAGTAGCCTTGGTCGGAGAGGAAAACGTTACAGTTATCGAAAGTGATGACGAGGATAAGCCATTAGCGGTGAAATGTACATTACAGGAGAAGAACGTAAGTATGAAACGATTGCGTACTTATAGCGAAAATCAAAAGCGTGAGATGGCGGAAAGAATGCGAGCGGTTCGCGAGAATAAGGAGTAATAAGGATGTTGTTGCTTAGTGCTAGTTTCATATATAAACTCAGAAACATAGAGTTCTTTGACAGCCAAATAAAAAATGACACAAATGTGACGTTACGAAAGAAATCAATAATTGATATATTGGAGGTGTAGTTAATGAACTACGGAGAAATGCTTTTATCAAAAGTGGTAGATTCCGCTAACCCAGTGCAGCTCAACCATGTAACAGAACGAGATTTTGTTACAGAAGCTGAACGGAAAGCGTACCGTTTTATCAAAGATTACGTAGAGACTAATCGGGGGAAAACGCCAGACTTCCGTACGCTAGTAGCAGAAGTCGATGGCTTCACATACGTCCCAAATGTCGAGGATAGTTTCGAGTATTTAACTAAACAAATAAAATCCTATTCTGCGAAGATCGAAGTGATGGGACTACTACAAAACGAAGCGCCGGGCCAATTCGAACAACTAGACGGAAATTCTTTCCTTGAATGGTTGCGAGAAAAAGTCGACGGAGTTATAATAAGAACAAATGTTCGTGATAAAGTGGGAACAAGTTTAAAGACCGACACGAACAGGTTTCTAGAAGAATATGAACGCCGTAAAAAGGGCGAGTCATATCGCATTTGGAAATCGCGTTTTCCATTCATTAATAAGGCGATTGGTGGTTATGTTTCTTCAAACGTCTATACAATCTACGGAAAGTCAGGGCGTGGTAAATCCGCAACGACTATCGAAGAGGGCGTAGAGATGGCGTTCCAAGGAGCGAACGTACTTATCTGGCTAATGGAAATGGGATGGTTCGAGGGAATGGTACGTTTGTACACTTCAATCTCATCACGTATCGGAGCAACGGTCGCTGAATTAGATGGCGTGAACTTAGAAGCGGGCTTTGACTCAAAGGAAATTCGTCATGGAAAACTATCAGAAGAATTTGAACAAGGGTTTAAAACGTTCTTAGCGAATATCAACGAAATTCTACCTGGTAATATTATCGTCCGAGGCGTAGATGATGACGACTCCCACCGAAGGGATTTACGTCAATTAGAAATAGATATAATTGAGACGAATGCAGATGTCGTTATCGTAGACCCGTTCTATTATCTAGACTACGAGAAGAATACGTCTAAAACGGCTGGTGGTGATGCGGCTGAAACATCGAAGAAGTTACGTCGATTAGCCGGTAAGACAGGAGTAGTGATGTTTGCTATTACACAAGCGGATGAGGTCGATAATAATGAGGATGAAGATGGTCAGAGGGAATTACGCTTACCGAAACGTAGCGAAGTAAAGAAAACAAAAGCGCTTTTAGAGGACGCAGCGTTATTGATAGCGGTTGATACTGACGCAAAACAAGGACGAGGTATGATCGGTATTAATAAAGGCCGTGATGGTGGCGAAGGTGAAAGCGCTGAAATTATTTACATGCCGCAGATTGGTGTTATTAAGGAAATGGAAACCGGCGAACAAGCGGCGAAGCAATTCACTTCAGTATTTTAAATTAAAAGAACGGTAGGTGATCTGCCTTGTCAAGTATTCAAATACAAGGACAGGATGTAAACGTAGACATCGAGTATGAATTACGTCAGTTTTCTTGGACTAATGGACGATGGTCATACGATAAACTGATTGCAGCCTCGCCCTTTCGATATGAACACACGCCGAGCTTTTTCGTCAACCTAGATGGTGATTACGCTGGTACATGGAAAGATTCAGGCGCATTTGATAATGAATGGGAAAGCGGCAACTTTACCAGATTGTTATCTTACCTGCGAAATGAAACGTATGAAGAGACGGAAGAGTATTTACTCGAGGTATACGGTGTGGAATATAGTTACGATAATTTAACGCTTAAGCCACCGAAACTTCGAATTGATAACGGTTGTAAGGCCCTCGATTTTGGTCGGTTGCAAGAGTACGCTTATCGTCATCCGTATTTAGGACAACGAGGTATTAGCGAGGAAGTACAAAGGCAAATGAAGATCGGTTACGACCGTTTTAGGCAGGCGGTTGTAATTCCGTGGTTTGATACAAACGGAAGGTTGGTGAATATAAAATATCGGAAGATTTCTTCGAAAGTCTTTTGGTACGAAAAGGACGGAAAGCCAATTGGAGATTTAATATACGGACTACATCTCGCTTATAAACGGAATATTAAACGTGCAGTATATTGTGAGGCGGAAATAGATGCGATGTCGTTTATGACGGCTGGGGTTTTCGGATTGGCAAACGGGGGCTCGTCGTTTAACCAACGGAAGGCAGAGCAAATATTGAAGTCGCCGATAGAAGAATTAGTTATCGTGGCGGATAACGATCCAGCAGGCGAGAAACTTCGAAAAGAACTTGAGAAATATTTAAACGGCAAAATACGCTTGACAAATGGATATGTTCGTAGATTTAAGGATGCGAATGAAGCGCTAATAAAAGAAGGGGCATCTTCGTTGATATCTGTAGTTGATAATGTGGAGCCAGTTCGACTAAAATTAATATACGTGAATTCACGTAGTTACGGTCGGAGGGAAGATATGAAACCTTCCCGATAAATAGATGTTATTCCGTTTCCCATTCATATAATTCTTCGATGTCACAATGTAGTTTAGCGGCAATATTACGCGCTCTTTCTACATTCGGCAAATTACGCAGGCTGACATAATCCGTTATGGATTGTGGTGTAATACCGACTTTTAAGGCAAGTTCAGCTTGCGTAATGCCGTTCTTTTTACATAGTTCGGGAATACGACACCTTCCGACTTTAAACGATTTAACCACCTCCTTTCTTAAACCGGAGGCTTTGAAACTATTATTCTTGAATGTTTATAATTTTAACTACTTTTTCTATAGGTACATCTAGATGTAGACAGATTTCTTCTATTGTACTCAAATTTACAGACATCCCCTTGTTAATATTTGCAATAGTTCTTGCGTTTAGAATGGTACCGCGGAGATCACTAATTACCATCTCTTTCTCTTTTAGTGTCTCATGCAACGGAGAGTAGTCAATCATTTTAACACGTCCTTAAAAAAGTTTCTCAACCCATTCTCTGTTTACAAAAGTAAACATTAGAATTATAATTACATTATACCAAAATTTTCTTATACAGCATAGGAGGGTTTTCAAGTGCCGGGGTTTCACAGAGAGATATGCGATTTTATAAATGATAGAGACGATTTAACATTTTCAAGTGTAGGTGAACAAATCGAGGCGTCAAAGCAATGTATGTCTAAGTTTAAGAAGGATGGTACCATAGGGTTTAGAAAACTCTTGAGACTCTCCTATTTTCTATTTCCAGAGAAACAACGTGAGAGGATGGAGGATTGGTGCCTGCAATTAGATTCAGCAGAGTCAATCCAACAGAGTTTAGAATATGCAGCAATAACACGGAATGTAAATTTACTAAAAAAACTAATTAAGAAACACAAAAAAGAAACTGGTATTGTAGGAGATTATATAGATGTTTATAAAATTATCTATAAATACATGAATTATGATATAGAAGGTTATGAAATAATAGAACATTTAAAAAAGATTGAAAATACTGAAGATAGCACGCTCACGATATTGATTAATATACTTAAGTGTTATGATCATTTTGCGCAAAAAAAGATTCATCTTATGTTGGATATGGCTTTAGAGGTAGAAGAAATGATTAAGAATTTAAGTGATAGTCGAAAGTTATTTACCAAAGAATGTTATCTTCATAGACTAGCTGAAATTTTAGCTCCAGTTTATCTACATAGAAATGAGCTAGATTTAGCAAGACATTATGCCTCTTTAATAATTAATGCAAATATTTGCGCGAAAACAGTTTCTGATGCGTCATACTATGTAGGGATGTCGTACTTAGTTGAAGATAAAGATAAGTGTTTAGAATATCTTCAAAGAAGTCACGAAATCGCCAAATCTGTCAATGTAAAAAATTTAATTTTACAAACAAGAGATAACCTAGATTATGTTAAAATTTACCTAGGGATACCGCTTGGGATAGATTCAGATGCGAGACTTGTTATGTATCAAAACAATAGAAAAAATGTGAAGTTAATTAACGATTATATTGAAGAGAGAGGTGAGAGAGACTTTCTTTTGATGTATAGAGCTTGCAATCAAGAATCTATCCTTGGGCTGTACGAATGTTTCCAGAGGTTCTTTTCAAATTCGAACTTCTTTTTCTCTAGTCTAGTAGCGAAAGAAATATACGACAGAGGCGATCGTTCCGGTATGACTCAAATGCTAACTAATTTTAAAACTAACAATTTAAAGGGAGAGATTCAGTTTGAAAAAAGTTTTATTAGGAGTTTCCGCAATTTTGACTCTAGCTCTAGGAGTGTTTGCGCTTAATGAATTTGTAGATGCACAAGGAGATAATCAACAATACAGTTCACAAGAAACAAGACCGGGTGGTTAATTAGCAATTGAATAAGATTATGAAGAGCGATCTTATTGATCGTTCTTTTTTTTTGTTTTTCTAAATGTTTACGAAAGTATACAAAGTGTAAATTCCAGTACTTAGTGTACTTTGATAAATATTCCATGGTAATATGCTACAATTTGAACATTGGCAATAAACGAAAAATTTCTTTTGAAAAAAATTATAAAAAATGTGCGCGGGCTTGGCCGCTTGTGCGTCATAGTTAATGTAAGGGGGAATAAGAAGTGAAAGACGAACAAAAATTGAATATTAACGAAATGGCAAACGATTATCTTCGAACAGGTGATGATTTCGTATTTACGGATTTGTACACTAGCCTATCGGAGGTATATCGGGACAAGCTTCGGTATTGGAGTACGAGTACATACATGGCAAACGAACATGACATAACCGACCTGTTCCATGATGTAATACACAAAGTATTAGAAAGTTTGCGAAATAACGTTGGCGGCGATTTCGTAAAACTATTCACAGTATCACTAGGCAACAGTTACAAATCACTATTACGAAAGTTACGTACGAGAAGAAAGTACGAATTATACGATGGGCCAGATAGCGATGAGAATAAGAACACGGCAATGTTCGAGACTCTCAAAGACGACTTTGACTTAGAAGAACACGTTATAAAAAAGAAAGAAGCCGACCAGCGTGAGCTAATCGACTTCCTCGCAGACCCTGAGCAGGTCAATGACGAGACAACGACGGCGATCGTTGAATCGTTCCTGTCGAGTGAGAATAAAACTCCAACGCCGACGGCAATCGGCAAAATGTTGGGGCTACATCACTCGACAGTTATACGCAAAATTGAGCGCCTGGCAAAGCGCTTCGACGAGAGACAATTCGGTAATTACCGAGATTATCTCCTTGCGTAAAGATACGTTCTATATGCTTAGGCAGTGCATATAGGACAAGTAGTTTAACTCATTTTGTTTAATGTACGAAGGGGGCAAAACGCTTCCCTTTGTACTTACAACTAACCGACTTGGCAGGTCGATTAATTGCAATACTTTTGCTTAACGAGGAGTCAAGCGGAAGTACACTGTTAGTGCACCCCATATTTTTATTATAACTTACGTTTGTATTATTAACAATTGTTAACGAATTAAACTTCTATCGACAATAGTCAACGAAAAATGCACGTCGATATAACGTCATTACCTGCGTATTTCCCCCAAATATGAACAACGGGTAGTGGCGTCATATGGGCGTTTGGCATTACAGCACGATGTGTTGCGTCCTACAAAAATTCTTGATTTCTACCGATGTATCCCCCACGTCGGTATTGCGTAACTTGAGAGATTGTTTAGCACTGAAAAGCGATAAGTTGCGTAATACGGGCGTGGGAGTCACCCAAGCTCGAATATATAACGAAGGAGTTGTTTCAATGGGTATTAGAGAAACGTTAAAAAAGCGTGAGGAACAACGAGAAGCAAACCAAAACGGAGGGAATAACGATTTTCCAGAAGGCGTTACAAGATACGTCCGCATGGGAAAACACGGTGAAGTAAACTCAGATGGTCGCACGTTTATCTTACTGGCTGATCCGGATAGTTGGTATTTCTATTTCGTACATGAAGATAAAACATTCGATGGTAAACGTACGATTCACCGATTCAGAAAACATTCTTGTTTACATTCTCCACGTGAAACAGACGCAGACATTACGCAGTATTTCAAACCAGGTAAAACGGAATGTCCATCATGTAAAGTCGGAGCGAAACGTAAGATGTACGCAATGATTCCTGTTTACGATTTAGCGTATGAAACATACCGCGTGATCGATACGGCTGAGTTCCACATTAATAATATCATTGCTGACTACGATAAAGCCGAAAAGATGGGCCGTAAGTTTAATCCGAATTACTCGTTAGTAGGTGAAGCGGTTCACTTTAAACAAGTTGATAAGTCTTACTCGCTTGAGTCAGGCGAAGCAACAGACGAGCAGGTCGAAAAGGCTAAAGCGTTTATTGGTACTGAATTTGGTTACGAAGACTTAGCTAATTATCGTGAAGAGGACGACATCATTACATTGTTACAAGATGCGGAAGACGAAACGATTGATAAATCGAAATTGCCGACGGAAGCAAGCGACGAAGGTATACCGATCGATATTTCAGATGATGATTTACCGTTCTAAGGGGGAGCGCATATGGCACATGAAACAACAATTAAGGGCGGTTGCTCGGAATTACGAGTAGCCCTCGCGCTCTTAAACCTCGGTTGGGAAGTAGCGAATTCGTTCATCCCGGAGGTTTACGATTTAGTAGCGCGTGATCCGATTAACAAACAATGGTACACCATACAGGTAAAAACAATTCGAGTAAGGCACGATCGCGACGATGCGTTAGTGGTACAAGCGAAAAAAGGTAACGGCGAAGCTTATACGAAAGATGATTGCGACTATATCGCAGGCGTCGAAGGTGACCGAGTATTCATGTTCGAATGTGCAGGGCAACGTGAGTATTGGGCAACGGAGACTAGTGCGAGTCAACGATGGATTGAGTTAACGGCGGCATTTAATAACGAAGAAAACGAGGAGGAAATTAAACATGGCTAAATTAGACGGAATTAAAGTGGTTAGTGAAAATACGGTGGAGTATAACGGATTTGTTTATGGATTAGTTACAGAAGGAGCAAAAACCAACGATTTAATTCAATGTTTCGAGAATGATGAATGGTTAATTCGTGGAGAATTTTACTACGTATATGACATTGATAGTGATGGCGATATGGTATTCAACGATGAAGAGGGCGACAGTCGCTACCGCAATCCTCATTCTAATAGTTGGAAAGTATTCCGTATATCCCACGAAATCACTATCAACAAACTAACCGACGCGGAAGGCGTAGTGAAAATCGAATTACCTGACGGAACTAAACTCGAAGGTACTCCGTCTGACTTAGAAAAGATTACTCGTAAGTTACAAGAGATGCAAGCGGAACAGAGATCATCGGTGGAAATTAAGGCCGAGGTAGAGGACGGAAGCGAGTCGGTGTCAGAACGATTGCAGATCGGTGATTACGCGAAGGTTGTCGGAGAAGGTTCTCATTCAGCCAAAGTCGGTGACATCGTGAAGATTTTCGTGGACGATGAAGATAATCAGCCGTTTAAATGTGAAGATTTACAAGGGAAAGAACTACGTTATCCGTGGTTTAGAGAACATGAACTAGTAAAAGCAACCGACGAAGAAGTCCTCGAAGCTAAACAAGCGTTATTAAAAGAAGGCGACTTTGCAAGGGTTGTTGGCGTAGAGCATACGGAAGATGTTTGCGGCCCACATGAGTTTGAAGTTGGTACGGTTCTTAAATTACACGAGTTTGACTCTGACGATAACACGTTTGAAACTCGACATTTAAATGGAGAGGAGTCAGACGCACCTTGGGTACACCGTAAAGACCTCGAACCACTAACGAAAGAAGAAGCTGAACACATTACTCGTGAAGCTGAGGAAGAAAAGAAGGCGAAAGCAGAGCGTGATAAGTGGGCAGCTATCGGTCGTGAGGTAGGTGAGATTAAAGACGGCGATATTGTTCTTACTGTGAATTACGGAATCGTAGAAATTACTAGTATCAACGACGAACATTTCCGCTATAGTTACGATAATAAAAATGGCGATCGTGATAGATTATCAAAAGATGCAACGCTAGAGTTAATCGTCCCTGTAGAACAACGCTTCGATACAGTAGGTTAATAGATGCACATGCATTTCGAATATTGTAAGAATTGCAGCTCCGTAATAGGGCCGTATCATAACCATGTTTACGACGACCGTGAAGATAATCATTTTTGCGATAGGCGTTGTTTCAAAGAGTGGGCGGAAGATAATCACGAAGTAGCGGTAGAGTTTTATTACCGATTAAATTGCAAGGAAACGGGGCGGTAAACATGACGCCGAAGTTAACGTTAAATCTAAAAATACCGAGTGTTAGAGACAACGAAGAAACGAAAACACGGGTAGCGAAAGCGGTCGAGCGAAAGGAGAAAGCGACCGAAACGATTGAAGAAGCGTTCCAACGCGTTTGGCAGACGAGTAAATGGGACGAGAAAGAAGCAGTATTATTTAAACTGGCACATGAAGCGTTCTTTTCCGGTGCGATAGGCAGGTTATCGGAAAAGCGTTTAACGAAAAAAGAAATTAAAGAAATGGGACAACGAGTACAAGAGGAGCGTGAGGATGCGTTGCGAAAGCAGCGTATCCAACAAACGCTTGCTAATAAACCAAGTAATTATCACGTTATTACTGATGAAACGAAACTAGGCGAAATGATTTCGCGTTTATATAAAGAAACAGAATTGCAACGTACTAACGAATGGTTTCAACAGGCATTCAAACTATTCGACAATACGCTAATTCGGAGAAAACTGAAAGAACGAGGTATCACAATCCCTTCAGCGCTGTCATTGACGGTGTGGGATACAGAGACTTCCGGCTTAGATAAGATGATTGATTTAACGGGCGGTTATTCGTTTTGGCTTCCGTTATTAAACGAAGGTTATTACGTCGCTTATGGCCATGTAAACGAAAAGCAGCAATGTAAACGTTCAGTGGCGTTAGAAGTAGTTAAGCCATTTTTAGAAGATGCGGCACATATTAAGTCGTTCCATAACGCAGAGTACGATTTGAACTTACTACGTAACGATGGGTTTAAACCAGCAGGTGTACGATTCGACTCAATGGACGCACAATTTATCTTATATGATCACGAAGAAACATACGGTCTAAAACCGCTATTCACGAAGTACAAAAAAACAATTGGTGGCTATGCGTTAGAAATGGATGATTTTACTTTCGAAGATTTATTCGGAAATGGGTCACCGTTACCGTACGATGCTGAAACCGTTGGGATATACGCCATCAAGGACGTACACAAAGGCTGGTTATTGACGAAATGGCAAATTGATAATTTAGTAGCGACGGATGATTTAGCAAAAGCGTATTTTGAAATCCGTCAATACTTACCTGAAGTAAACGTAGAGATTGTTCGTACTGGCTTCGAATTAGACCTAGAGGAATTATCGAAGTTAGAGGTCGAGTACGGAGAAGCTCATGGTAAGGCACAACGTAAGTTATTTGAAACATATGAGATTGACGATGAGTTTCTATATAAGATGTCACTTGCAATTAAAGGCGAGCAGATTAACAAGTGGATTGAGGCGCAAAAGAAACGTATTGAAAAACAAAAAGATATGTTAACGAAGTGCCAGGCGGAATTTAAAACAGCCAATCCAACGACTAAAAAGTATCAACAATTAAAGACTCGTATTCATAAGTATCAAACCGAGGAACTACCCGAGGCGATTCCGCAGAACGCTCCGGATTATATACATGAATTTAACTTATCAAGTAATGATCATTTAGCGTATTTAATATACGACCATTTAGGTATTAAGGACCGTACAAAAGAAATCGTAAAGGATAAAAAGAAAGTACGGGCGGTTTCGAATGATGTGTTAGAACGTTATTTCAAGGAAGAAGAGTCGCTTAAACCACTAGCGGATTTTTCGAAATACAGTAAGCTACTTGGTACCTATGTCGAGAAGATGCCGAAAGCGTTAGATGTTGATGGGCGTATTCATACACAACTTAGAACGGTATCAACTGGACGCTATGGTTCGAGTGGTTACAAAGGAAAACCGAATAATGTTTATACCGGATCTATTACAGATAATAACTTCTTAGATATTATTCAACGATTAGTAGATTGTAATGAACAAGTTGAAAAAGGAACGAATTTACAGAACATCCCTTCACGTTCGGAAGAAGGATTGCGGGTGCGTAAGACGTTTGTTCCTCGAAAGGGATATACGTTTGCCGGTTCGGATTTATCTTCGATTGAACCACGATTACAAGCACACCGCATGGCAACAGAGTTCGGTGATGAAATATTCGCTATTATGTTTCGCAAAGGGCTAGACCCTTACGTGGAATTCGCATCGTTGCTGTTCGATGTACCAAAAGAACATTGCGTGGAATCGTATTACAAAAAAGTAAAGGGCACTTATAAAGCCGTACCACCATTCCGTAAATTAATGAAACAATTATTCCTAGCGGAAGGATACGGGCAGGCTTTTGAGCAGTTTTATAAATCTGTTCAGGTATACGGAATTACAGAAGAACACGCAGCAACAGCGTATAAGAAATTCGATGAAGTATTGCCAGGATTTAAAAAGATGGTAGAAGCGACGTTTGAGCACCTACGACAACACGGATGGGTCGCTACATTATGGGGACAGAAACGTAGATTTCCGAAATATAAAGAGCAATGGAAACGACTAAACCAACTCATGCGTAAAGCACGTATTTCAGATAAAAACGATCCGCAACTCGGTGAGAAATCACGAAAGTTAAAGTGGGAAGAACGTTCGGAATTTTGGGAGTTAATCAAAGCAACGGGGAAAGCCGAACGACAAGCATTTAATCATACGATTCAAGGTTCGGGTGCTAACGTATTACAACTTTGTATGATTCGTAGTTATTACGAATGTACTCTTGCGAAAGGTTGGGAATTCAACCTAACGTTACATGACGAAATGAAGCATTCGATTCCCAACGATCAATTAACGCCTGAAGTTATTGCGTTGTATGACGACATAATGACGAATACGGTCATTCTAGAAACCCCGCTAGAATGCGACACGGTAATCGAACCGGAGTGGATGAGCGAGTATTCGGCGGAAGATTGGGATTTCGAAAATTGTAAACCTAAGGGGGAAGCGGAATGAAGACAAAGCTTAATATCGGAATGAAATCCGGTAAAGTGTTTCACGTTGAAAACGTCACTTTTGAAAATAGTAGGAAAAAGGCTTCAAATTTTTAAGATTGGGTCAATTCTTTAGAACTTGACGGAAAAGGACACTTGGTATTTAACGACTTATCTGTCGCTATGTCAGAAATCGAATATCTCGAAGAGGTGAAGCCGTGATTAACCTATCCGAAGTATCAACGAAAGAATTAAGTGAAGAATTAGAGCGACGACAAGGTGTAATCACCGTCAAAGTCGAGCCATACGAAAAGATAGAGGTCGGAGGCATACGCGTAGCAGGACCGGCAATCGTTTTAATAAATCAAGACTAATAGGAGGCGTTGACTTATCGTAATGAAAACTAACGCAGCACAATTACTACGTCAGAATACGCAAGAAACATTCGCTTATGAAATCGCAGAGGAATTTCGTAATTTCCTCGAAACATGGCATTCATATACGGAGCCTTATGATACTCCGTTGGATGTCTGGCTCCACGAAAGCTATGCGAAAGTATTAAGCAAAGGCGGTTACTTAGACTATAGAAGCTTACCGTATTTTTCTCCTTCCTCGGCGAATAGTTGTCCGAGGGAGCTTTACGAAAAGGCATTACGAAGCCCGCGTGATCAAGCCGAAGTGAAGCCGTGGCAAAGACGATGGCAATTTATCGGAACTAATATCGGAGATGCAATCCAACGTGATATTTTACTAGCGGAACGACATTACGAAAAGTTCACCGGTGAAAAACCACGTTTTAAAATTGAACGTACGAAAGACGGTTATCCAGCGTTTGAGGATTTCGTTAAAACTCGTAAGGTAATTGAACACAATGACCAACATTTCGCTTTGATCGGTACGTGCGACGGCATTTTAGAATACACCGATGAGAATGGCGTAGTTACTCGCGTCGGACTCGAAATTAAATCGAAACAGACTACCTACAGTAAAACTTCTGAATATTCACTGCGCGAACCTGGCGCCGACCACGTCAAACAAGTTACATGCTACTCGTTAATGTACGACTTAGATTACTATATCGTACTTTATATGAACGCATCGAAGAAAGCGTGGAATATGAACGAAGAGGATTATGCGAAGTATCCGGATTTCAGAGTGTTTGGTGTTGCAATCACGGATGACATGCGTGATGAGGTACTGGATAAGTTTGCTAGTGTAGTAGAAGCGGTTAAAACGAAGCAGCCACCGAAACTAGATATCGAACATTGGACATTTAACAATTTTAAGACAGCGTGTGCGATAGGGCTAGCGTATTTAATCGATAAGGGGATTATTACGAAGGAGGATGCATAATGAGCGATAAACTAAACGAATTATTTGCATTGCAATCCGAGTTAGATAATCGAATCATCTCTGAAAGAAACATCAATAAATCACTCGATGAATGGGTCGTAGGTATTACACTAGCAATGGAAAGTGAGATCGATGAAATCAGACGTGAAGTGAACTGGAAGTGGTGGAAGAACGAGAAACCAATCGATAAGGAAGCATTGCAAGGAGAGGTAATCGATATGTGGCATTTCCTGATTAGTCTTTCGCTTAAATGCGGTTTATCAGCGGAGGATGTTTGCCGTATTTACTTAGAGAAGAATCGAGAGAATCACGCAAGGCAGGATGGAACAAGTACGAAGGAAGGTTACGAAGTTGGAATCGATTGGGCTAACGGTAAAGATTGGTCAGGCATACCAGGACAACTCGAATTTGATTTTGAAAAGGGAGGCATAAAATAAAACCCGTATTACTACGGGCTTAAAGAAGACCTTCAACTTTCGGAAGAGGTAGAGAGAATTGGAGAACCGTAAGACGGTGTTGCTTCACTAATGATGTATTTCGATGCGTAAAACTTAAAGTTTTTTCTATCATATGCATATGGGTTATTTTTTCTAACTTTAATAGCGACTTTAAAAGTAATAATAACCTCTTTTGTGTCACGGTCTAATGTAAAGGGAATATCTAAACGTGTAAAACTATTAGACTTAAATACTCCATAATTTGACTTAGGGGCATTTAAATTTGCTTTTCCATAGATAGATTCATATTCAAAATAAGTTGCATCTAAATCTGATCTGCGCAAAATTAACTCATTGTAGGTTGCCAACATTTCTGTAGGTTTATTAACATCAAAAACTCTTAAATCGAAATATCCTATATCGGAAGGTGAGGGATTAACGACCTTAATAAAAGCGATATAAGACCCTTTATCCATTTTTATAGAGATGTTGTCTGTGTAAATGGAGTTTATTTTTAATAAGTCTGGTTCGAATGTAACATCTAATCTCTTTTTGTTTTGCTTGTATACGATAAAAGAAAGGATGAAAGCAGCTAAAGAGATGATAATCGGTAAAACAAATCTTAAGATAAATAGGCCATTTTCTTGAAAAAGTTCAGCTATTTTTTGCATTTACAAAACCTCCTTATGAGTTATTATACGGTAAAACTTACGATGAATCTAATTATCTATTTATTTAATTTATAAGAGAAGGAGTCGATAAGAGTGAAAGTTAAGTTACTAGCGCATACGCAATTAAGCGATGAATTTTACAATAGTTTTGGTGAAGGTAATTATACTAACGACCTAGACGATTATGATTGCACAGACGGACAAGCCGTAGCGTTATCCGCAGTCCGTACGTGCTACTCTGCAAACAAGCCGTCAGAAATAGTCGCTAAAGAAGGCGCTAAATACTTCGGCAACAAAGCAACGGACGGCGGTAAAGGTACGGAAGCTGATCGCTTAATGCGTCATATCATTGCAAGTAAACATACTTCGACGCTTGAACATTTAACATTTACGTTTGCTATCGAAGGTGTTAGTCGTGCGTTACTAGCGCAACTTACTCGTCATAGAGTCGGATTTAGCTTTTCGGTACAGTCGCAGAGATATGTTCGATTTGGTAGCGATGATAAATCAGGTGGATTTGATTATGTTATACCGGAAAGTGTGATATCGAAAGGTCTTGGTGCAGTAGCTATTTATAAAGCGGCAATGAGGGCGTTACAACTAGACTATGATTCGCTACGTGCACAAGGAGTGCCAGCAGAAGATGCTCGTATGGTTCTTCCGCAAGCAGCAACTACGAATTTAGTCATGACGGTGAATTTACGTAGCTTACTAGACTTCTATGCTAAACGTAGGAAAGGAAATGGCGCACAAGCTGAAATCGCAGAGCTAGCGGAGCATCTACGAAAAGAAGTCGTTAAAGCAGAACCGTGGGTAGACGAATTTTTTGAAGGAGGACGTTAATATGGCAGAAGTAACTAAGATCGAAAGTAAAGACGGAAATATCTACGAGGTTAACGGAAAGCGATATCGAGAGTTAACAAAAGGGCCGGAAGTTGGCGATACAGTCTTAATTGACAACGCTTGGGGTGGTGGAGATGGTTACGAAGATGGAGACGTTCACAGACTTACGGAGATTAAAAGTTATGACCCTGAAGAGGTAAATGCAGTAATGTTTGTTGATAGAGAGGGTGAAGATAACTATCTTAAATTAGACGAATTTGTAATCGTCGAGCCAATTGAAAGTGAAACTCTTACCCCGTTACCTTGTTTATCTAACATACTGAACGACATTAAAACGAAACTAACACGCTTAGAAGAACGTACTGAAGAAAATCACCGCAATGTCCTAACGTTCTCACAAATGGCTGAGTCTGCACGTAGTGACGCATCGAAAGCAATCGGCGGTGTAAACGTCCTAGACGAACAGTTAGATTTAGTACGTGAAGATATCGTATATCTTGACGAAAAGATAGACGAACTGAAGGAAACGATAGAAGGACGTAATGTCACACCTATTACGATTAAAATCGAAAACTTAAACGTATCAGGTACGGAATCACTCAAAGAATTTATCGAAAGAATTGCTAAAGGGTGTGGTAGTGGTGTTATGTAACGCTAAGAAAATCGCTATTACGGGCAAGGCGCGTTCCGGGAAAACGGAGTTATCTCATTACGCCTGGATGTTATACGGCTTTAAAGAGTTCGACTTCTCAGCGGTGTTGAAGGACGAGTTTCATCGACTGTTTCCGCATGTCCCACGCGACCCGAAACCACGCGCTTATTATCAAAAGTTCGGACAGTGGTTACGGGAGATTGATCCGGATATTTGGGTAAAGATGACGATGGGTAACGTACACAAATATTGTTTCGAGGATTCGTTAAACAAAGTGAATCACAAGCCAAAAGTGTTAGTAAACGGAGTGAGACAGCCTAATGAGTATCAGCAGTTACGGGAAGAAGGTTTTATAATTATCCGAGTAAACGCATCGGATGACTTACGTATTGGACGGGCGCACAGCGCGGGCGATGTATTCACCGAGGCGGATTTGACGCATGAAACGGAAAGTCACATCGATACTTTCGGAGTAGATTACGAGATTAATAATAACGATGAGTTAATTCAGTTGTACGGACAGTTCGATACGATTATGAACGATATCGGAGTACAGACAGTAAGTAGTGGGGAGAATATGGCGGAAGCTCTTGTTGATATAAGAATGATTATGTAATTGAATTTGAATTTTGTACAGAAATGAGGGATGGATGGTGTTAAATGAAGTTCACAATATGGATTGTTTAGAAGGGTTGAGACAGCTACCAGATAATTATATAGATTTAACAGTTACATCTCCACCTTACGATGATCTTCGTGCTTACAATGGTTACTCCTTTGATTTTGAAAATATAGCAAAAGAATTATATAGGGTTACAAAACAAGGCGGAATTGTCGTTTGGATTGTAGGTGACAGAACAAGTAACGGATCCGAGACAGGTACAAGTTTTAAACAAGCACTCCATTTTAAGGAAATAGGTTTTAATTTACACGACACAATGATTTATATGAAAGATAGTATAAGCTTCCCTGATAAGACGCGTTATTATCAAATATTTGAGTACATGTTTATTTTCAGTAAAGGTAAACCTAAAACTATAAATCTAATAAAAGATCGTGAAAATAAATGGTATGACGGTAAAAAACATATAAAGGGCCATTATAGAAGCTCTGATGGAGAAAGAAAAAGACACAACAAACAAAATTTATTACAACCCTATGGAGTCCGCTTCAATGTCTGGAGAGTATCGACAGGATGTAATAAATCATCAAAAGACAAAATTGCTTTTAAGCATCCGGCTATTTTTCCAGAGAAACTGGCGGAAGATCATATTCTTTCTTGGAGTAACCGAGGTGATATTGTATTGGATCCATTTATGGGAAGTGGAACTATTGCGAAGATGGCATTACTAAATAATCGGAATTATTTAGGATACGAAATATCGGAAGAATACTGTAATGAAATTATAAAACCACGACTTGAAGGGATAGAAATGTGTACAAGTAAAGAGGTGAATTCAATTTGCAACTATTGAAACTAATTTTTAAATTCCCATTTAGATTAATATGTAGGAAGAAAGGGCATGTTCTTCAATTCCATAATAGCTTTTTGGGAATGTTTTCACCGAAATATAAATTTTCTTGCATAAGATGCGGGATTAGGAGTACTGGAGATTACGAAAGTTTGAAGAGAAGAGGGATGTTATATAAACCGAAAAACTAAATAAAAACGTTAGTTTGTCAGAATTATTATAAATGGTGTGGAGATTGAGATTCTCACTTGTATATAGACGTGTAAGGCAAAAAAGAATGAGGAGATGTGGAAATGCGTCACTATAGATGGAAACAATCGTTGAGGTATGAAGGAAGAACCAAAGGACTCATAACGTTCATAAAGAAAGCAAAGCGTTATTTAGGTGGTAAGACAATGACTATTGAACAAAAGAGAGAAAGGCACAAATCGAAAGTGATGGAGGAATCGAAATGACCAACGTAATTATTTACACAAAGAACGCATGTCCGAACTGCGACCAAGTAAAGTGGGCGTTAAACGCAGCAGGAGTAACCTATGAAATTCGTAATATCGACGAAGACTCATCACATGCAGCCTGGATGGCTGACAAAGGATATATGAGCGCACCTGTAACCGTATTTCCTAGCGGTAAGGAATTAGTCGGATTTGACATGGGCGAGTTTGCTGCAGAATTAAATCTATAAAAGGAGCGTGAGTAAATGGGCGTAAGCAAATACGATAACGAAGCAGCACATCGTCGTATTGAACACAACTACGCATTGGACAACCCGAAATCAATTGACTTATTACTACGGCACCTACCGTATATGCAAGAGCGTAGGTTTAACGGCGATTATGCAGCTTGCGACATACTAATCGATTTAGAGACGGCAATCTCAAACGCGGACTTGACGGATAGGCAGCGTCAAGTCTTGCGTTTAGTATATTTCGAGGATATGAAACAAACGCAAGTTGCGGTCGAGATGGGGATCACGGCACCAACGGTTAATTTATATAAGCGGTTGTTAGCGCAGAAGATAGCGGCAGTGTTTGAACGATGGGCCTGGGAAGATGAAGGCTATAAATTGACGGTGGTAAGTACGGAAAGGAAGGCGGTCGCTTGATGGAGCAGACGAAATATACAAAATACATCTTCAATATCAACGGGGATTACAAAACGCAGTTTGAAACGTACGTAAATATGCTAATTAATTGTCTCCGAGAAAGAGATTCTAGCTCGATTAGTAATAGGAATGTACGTGCGAAAGAAATTAAATTGCTCACAGACGCTTATGTGGAAGCGGTGGGAGAGCGACCAGAACCGAAACAACTCGAACGGTTAGCAGATTTGTTGTTATACGAAGAGCTTTCGAATACACACCCGGATAAGATGGCTCGTGAAGAATATCCGATTATGAGCGATTATCAGTTATCGAGGAGGCATAGCGGAGAAGTATCGATGAAAGTAGCGGAGGAGTACGGCTCTGATCGTAGAAACTACAAACCTCCTCTACGTAGGAAACGAACGAGAAAAGAAACGTGGCAAATCGATAGAGAAGCGAAGTCTAGAAACGAAGAGAGACGGAAGGTGTATCGGGAGTATACGAGAGTGCAGGTTATCATAGCATATAATATAAAGAGTTAGTAAATTCATAAATAATTCCGAGATATAACTACCATCCTTGGTAGTTATATTTTTTGTTTAGATTTATAAATTGGTATAATTGAGCAATGAAATTATGATAGTATTTTAAGAGATAGAAGTTTCGTTCCAGCTTTAAATGTAGGAGGTAGATTTGTGAAAGCAAATGAAATAATTAATGTGTTAAATCTTTTTAAAGATTCAAGCTACCAAAAGGTGTTAATTAGAGGAAATTGGGGTATCGGAAAGACTGAATATGTTTCTAAGTTTATAAAAAGTTATAAAAATGTTTGCTATATTTCTCTATTTGGAAAAAAAGACATTAACAGTATCATACAGGAAATATACTTTGAAATAGTTAAAAATGAGAAAACTGGTAAAATAAAAAAATATTGGAGGGAAATTAGTGAAAAACTAAATAAGTTTAATATTTCATACCACGGATTTTCTCTATCAATTCCACTTATAGGGGATTTATATAATACACTATATAATGAATTAGGCCATAAAGATGCGTATATTATTATATTTGATGATTTAGAAAGGAAGCATGATGATCTTAATGTTAAAGAAATATTAGGGTTGATTGATAATCTTTCAAAAATAGAAAATATAAAGACGGTCCTTATTGCAGCCACAGAACAGCTTGATGAAAAGAGTAAATCAATTTTTAGTGATTATCAAGAGAAAGCTATTGATCGAGTTTATACAATAGGGGAATATGCGGCTGAGGCGCCTGTAAATATCCTCGGTCAATCAGTATGGAATACGATAGGCACACTTGTTGAATCCTTGGAATTTAAAAATTTGAGGACTTTTGAAAAGACAAACTTGTTTATTAGAGAAGTGGTTCAGGTCCTAGGGCAAGATATTTTTAGCAATAAATTCACAAGAAATGACCTTTATCGAATGTGTTTTGCGGTGGTATTTTTTCACATTGAACATAATAATGAATTGAAATTATTAAATGAAAAAGATTCTAATTTTAAAGTTACAAAAGCTACTTACAGTAACGAAAGTGGAAATATAGAGTATCTATGTCGTTATATTCTTAAAGATTCAATGGACAATATAAAGAGCAAATCTGTCTTTTATCATATTAAGAATTGGTTTGAAACAGGTGCATACTCTAAAGAAACTATTATCGGTGCAATTAATTTTATCAATAATAATGAAGATAACCCTATAAATTACTTCTCTTCTGAGCAAGAAATACTAGAAGATATAGAATATTCTCAAAAATATATCAGGAGTCTAACTGGGAACGAGAAAATGATTGATATTATTTCTATATTGTCTAATGCAACTATGTGGAGCAGGGATTTATCTATTGATTTTGGGATTAGCATTGATGAAATTCTCACTTTAATAAAGGGTAATATCTCTAATCATATAGATTTAGAAAAAAGTAACTATGAAAATAAAATTGATTCTTGGCGTTTCACTGTTCAAAATAAAGAATTCAAAAATATAATAAATCCGATAAATAGGGCTATAGATATTGAATACTATGAGCAATTATTAAAGAGAATAAATGAATGTTTTATTGATAACTATTACAATAAGTATTCTTATATACAAAAATTAATCCAAGAATTACCTTCGATTAAGGATGGTTCGATAAGGGATAGTCTAGTAAAAGACATAAAGAATCAAAAATTTCTCTTTCCAATCCCCTCAGGTAAAATTAGTAAAGAGCAGTGGTATTGGTGTGTCTTAATTGAAGAACTTATAAGAAATATAGAAGAGGTATGGGGAGTAGAGGGCTATTGTAACGATTTTAAAACTTATTGTGATAATTTAGAATGTACAAAACAAGATAAAATGCTTCAAATTAGATTAAAAGAAATTCTTAGTAGAATTACTAACTAGTAAAAGTATGTTAATTTTTTGCATACAAGGAATTTTGCGAATGTAAGTAATGCAACCAATGAAGAAGAGTGGAGGTCGCCAATTAAGGTAGCCTCATTTTTTCTTATATAGACCTCTTTTAACTTGTTCCCAATTTCCGCTACGTTTTAACGCCCACCAGATAGCCTTACATTTTGGTTCTATGTATGTATCGAATTGTTCTTTATTAAAAGTAGAATTATTAAATATATCAACTAATTCTTGCGTTGTATATGTTTTACCAGATACCACCATTCTTTCGAATTCTTGAATGAATTGAAGAGTTTGTTCATTTAGTGAGTATTTTTCCACCATAAATGTATCCTCCTAATATAGCTTAATAATATTATTTTAGCATTTATATCCAGTAACTACTAATTCTAATAATGATTTGTCGTATAGTAGAGAGAGGTACGTCTAACACAAGTAATGTTATAAGTATATAATGTCGAAACAAGGAAAGGCGAAGGAAGTATCGGGAGGTGCAGGCGGTTAAAGTTTATAATGAAAGGGAGGAGTATAAGTGAGGCCGTTTGGGATACGACCTCTATTATTTATTAAAGGTTGCAAAGTAGATTATTTCGAGTATTCCCCAAAAGAAAACAAGTACAAAACCAAACGCTGCGAATAATATTAGTATTCCTGCTATCTTGAAGACGACATGCCATGACTCATTACAGATAATCTTAAACCCTATCGAAAATAAGTATAATATTATTATTGCAAATGCTATCACTATTAAAGTGAAAGATAGTCCTATTACAAATTCAATTTTGAACTTAACATATACAAAAATTTGCGCAAAAGTTACCCCTAACGAAACACCTAAAATAGTAAATATACTACTAATAATACTTAACTTTTCTACAGCATCCTTCCCATTTCGAAGTCTGTCATAAATTTCATAGAAGAATCCTCTTTTTTTATTATTCACCTTTATTATCACTCCTCTTTATATAATGATATTATAAAATAAATTTTGTAAAGATGTCGAGGAGAAATGTAAAGAACTCGGGCGTTACGGGAGAAATACCGATCATGTAATGTGGCGATAGCAAAAGAAGACCAGAAGAGATTGTTAAAAATGGTGTTTATTTTAGTAAGTTTTTCTAAACGTGATTAAATATGGTAAAATAAGTTTGATAATAATATATTATTAATGTTAAATAATAAGGGAAAGTGAGAAAGAGAATGCAAAAGAAATTACAGGTTTTTATTTCATCTACATTTACGGATTTAGAGGAAGAAAGACAAGCAGCAGTACAAGCCGTCTTAAATGCAGGACATATTCCCGCAGGTATGGAATTATTCAAAGCAGGAGATATATCACAAAAGGAAACAATTGAAAAATGGATAGAAGAATCTGATGTTTACATGCTTATTTTAGGTGGTAGATACGGGAGTATAGATGGAGAGACAGGAAAAAGTTATACTCATTGGGAATATGATTTTGCGGGTGAGTTAGGTAAACCTCGCTTTGCAGTTGTAATTACTGAGGAAGCGTTGAAAGAAAAATCAAGTAGATACGGCCCAAATGTTTTTGAAAGAGAAAATTACGTTAAATATAAAGATTTTAAAGACGTTGTCTTAAGTAAAATATCTAAATTTTATTCTGATTTAAAAGATATTAAGCTTGCAGTACTAGAGTCCTTAAAGGATTACGAAAAAGATGAAAATCTTTTTGGGTGGGTCTCTGGAAAAGAATTGAAAAATACGGATAAACTTCAAAGTGATTACAATAAGTTATTAAGTGACCATGTCAAATTACAATCGAAAATAAGTAAATTAGAAAAACAAAAAAGTAAAAGTGTGGAAATTGATGGGGTACCATATGAAGATGTAAAAAACTGTTTAAAGAATAAGAGGATATTTCCTCGAAATTCAGAACTTATAGAGGTATTTAAAGAAAAAAATCTAAGCACGGATGCCTATTACTATTTTGAAAACTTTAGTGCTTTTTGGGCTAGAGGAATAACAAATCTTCGAGGAAGAGAAGAGCTTGAAATATTCCTATATAACCAGGTTGCGCCGTTTTTAATGCAATTTAATTTAGTAGAAAAAGTAAAAATAACAGGGAAAACTTATGAACAAATACAAACTAGTAAAATGGGCTTGAAATTTTTAAGACAGGATACTTTAGAAAAGAGTAGAATGGAAGCTTAAATCATTAAATACTTTACAGTTTTATACAATAATATTCTAATTTTTACCTTGTTAGTTAGCTATACCTTATAGAAGATGGTTTTATTTTAAGACGCCGAGTAATGCGGCGTCTTTTTTACGTATTATAATCGAAGAGGAGACGATAATATGGTAGATAACTATGCGATTGAAATTAAAGACACGGAAGGTAAAATGTATTTACTTTGCGAAGAAGGTAGCGCTGAAGTATTAACATTCGCTACATACGAAGAGGCAGACGATTGCAACTACGAATTTGAAGATACATTATCTGACGGACTTACGAGTCACGTCGTTAAAACAAGCGAATACTTTAACTAAACTTACGGCGGTCATTGAGACCGCTTTTTTTATTTTACTTTAACTTATCGGAGGTTTTATATATGGAAAACAAAGATTACTTTTATTGTTATTCGCCAGCGCTGCACGTATTTTTACGAGAGCGTGGTATACGTTATATCTGCATGGCATTAAACGAAAATACATTACGTAAGTTTTGGCAGTATAAGAGTTCGCCAGAATTAGACGAAGCACTAGCTACTTGGGCAGCGAATAAGCCTAAGTAGCTTTTTATATACGTTAAGTAGCGGTTTGTTTATATCGAATATATTTTATATGGAGGTTTTATATATGGAAAACGAAAAGCAACGCGCACTACCGTTTGATTTATCGAAAGGGTTCACGGCTATACCGACGACTGTAATGCGTCACTACACGTACTTACCTGGATTTAACGGTAATGTCATTCTAGTGTACGGATATATTATCGCGATGTACAATCCGCAATACGGTTACGCGTTTCCTACGCATGATCAAATAGGGTTAGCGTTAAATATGTCGAGGAAAACAGTCGGTAAACACATCAGCGTTTTAGAGGACGCTGACCTTATCGAAGTAAGTAAACGTGGTGGTAGTACAAACGATACTTATACGTTACTTAAGCCGATAGAGGAAGAACGCGAATTCTATTCGAAGTTTCCGCAAGCGTGGGAAAAACGTCAGAAAGCGGAAGTAACAACGGGGAAAGATGTTAAAGAGCGTTATGAAAGAAAGGCTAGATACGAAGATAATCAGGATAATAGTGACGATATCATATCGTATTTGTAGTACGATTAATCCAGTGAGTAATTATTACACATTGAATGAGTAATTTTTACCCATTGAATGTGAACTTTTTACTCCGTATATATATTTACTATATAGACTTACTATAAAGATTTACTATTAAGAGATTAAAAGAATAAGAGTATAAGTACTATTCGTTAAGTATTCACTAACGTTCATACTTAACGGTAATCCTTTTCTAACGAAAAGAATTACTATCTTATATATTATCGATAAAGTACTTATATAAAAGATACTCCGCTAATGTATTGAGAAATACATTAGGATATTAAACTTCAAAGGATTCTCCGTAGATAAATAGAAGTATGTTCATATCTGTTTATATTGAAAGGGAGAGTTGGTTGGTATGATAAGTTTTGGGATTAATTTACGTACTGTCATAAGTTATACGCAAGTGAGTAGGAATCGTAACAATATAAAAATACTAAGTAAGTTGGGCATAAGATTATTTGATACGAACGGTGAACCGTTACCTGTTTCGGAGGTTAATCAAGAATTAATGACGGCATTAAAACGTCAAGACATAAATAAGCAACGATATATAATAAGCCATTTAGAAAGATAGAAAATATGGTATTATTCGGCGTCTCTTAAATAGAGGCGTTTTTATTTTGCGTAGAAAGGAGGTATTTCATATGGCGTTAAAACGATTAAATACGGAGCACTTAACTGCTATTAAATGGTTAGCATTACCGAATAAAGGCGGTAAGACTTTCGAAGAGATAGCCGATATATGCGGAGTAGATGAACGGTCATTATATAACTGGCGGAAAGACGAACTGTTCCAGCGGGAGTTAAAGAAGGAAATGGTTCGTAATAGCCAAGACCAACTACCGGAGTTAATTGCCTCCTTATCCGAGATTGCTATACGAGATGGTAATGCGGCTATGGCGAAGTTAGCGTTACAGATTAACGGAATGCTTACCGATAAGGTAGAGGTAGAAACGAAGGCTAAGACAGGTGAGATTAACTACGAGGAATTGGACGAAGAGATTGCATCATTTGAAGCGAGGATGGATACTACGGAATCGGAAACGTAAATAATTACGTACTATATAATAGGAAGAAACTCGACTAATATATTTCCGATTGATTCCGATAAGGTCAGTCGCCCGCTCTAGACGGACACACCCTCGAAACTTTTCGTACTGTTTATGCACGTTCTTATGCAATGTATATCGATGTGTTATGCGTTACAAACGTTGATACTACACATGCATAAAATAACTATCTAATAAAAGAACATAAATAATTCGGTAAACGTTGATATAATAACGTTTTGAATCGCAACCGAATGTAACAAAAGATGATTATGTTACATTAGTTATTCGAAAAAGTGTATAAAATATACGGAATGAAAAAGGGGCGGGGGATGTTTTTTTGAACAAGGCCCGTCAGGTGCGAGAGAAATCCGCGTATCAAAAATAACGTTTGGCTTTACGCAAGTGTAAAACGAAAAAGACCACGTCGTCAAGACGCAGTCCTTACAAGTTTATTTCGATATAAACATCGTCGATTTGTTTCTGTTCGATACAGAGATATACGAGTGTTTCGCGTTGGCTTGAATGGTTTAGTATCGTTTGCAGTAACGCTAAATCAGTACCGTTCTTATACGCGTGAAATGCAAAAGTTTTTCGTAATGTGTGCGTACCAATTTCGATATTAAGTCCGGCACGATCAGCCGCAGTATTTAAAATTCTATACGCTTGGATCCGAGAGATTGCCTTATCACCTTTACGAGAAGGGAACAACCAATCGTTATCGTCAGCCGTTGATGGGATTAATTCCGCGACAGCTTTTTTTATGGATGCGTTTAGATGGAATCGTTTGGATTTGTGAGTCTTTGTTTCTTTTAGCGATATAGATTCCTTACCACGTACATCTCCGACTTTGAGTTTCAATATATCGGAAATACGTAACGCGGAGTTTATTCCGAATATGAAAAGTAGTAAGTCGCGCGGCTTTCCAGCTAGCGCTTTTTTCATTTTATCGATATCTCGTTTTGAACGGATAGGTTGGACTATGCCAGACATATGTATTACCTCCAATCAATTAATGTAACGCAATCTCATTTTGTTACTTTCAGTATAACGGTTAAATTTTCCATAGTCAATTATTTATTACGAAAGGAGACGGTAAATATCGCTTGGATTAACGGGGAGTGGTTCGAAAGAAAAGAACGCATAGAAAAAGTCAATCAATTACGGAAGTACATCGTACCTAGGGTTCGTAACCGACACAAACTTACTGACGATGAAAAGTTAGAGCTTAAAACGTACATCAATGAATTTAACCGTCTCCAAGATATCAATCGAGGGGAGACGGATTTACTCTTCTTCGCTTATAACTACTTTGGAGAAAATCGAAATAAAGATAATACCGGTAACTGGATACCAGAATTCCAAGTACCGGATGGATTTAACCTAGATAATATCACGGAATATGCACCGAATTTCCACGATGAGATTTGCGACATCATGAACGTAGTTTCTAACGAAGAAATTAACAAGCGTGTAGCAGTCGCCGCACCTCGTTCGCATGCTAAATCGTCTTACTTATCGAAGGCCTTTCCGATTCATGAGATTTGTTACCGGAAAAGAGCCTACATCATTTTAATTTCAGAAACTCCTTCGGTATCTAGCGCTAACTTAGAGTGGATCAAGCTCCAGTTACAATCGAATGATAAATTACGGCGAGATTTCGGACCGTTGTTGCACACGAAGCAACAAATGAACCCTCGAGATAATACTTCAGAATTTATCGCTTGGGAACCGAAAGGAAAAGACGATAAGAAATTACTAACACTAGTACAAGCGGCTTCCACTGGACAAGCACTACGTGGGCGAAACTGGAACGGTAAGCGTCCGGATTTAATCGTATGTGATGACCTGGAAGATAAACGAAACACTAACACGGCTCAATTACGCCAGGAACTAAAGGATTGGTTCGCTCAGGTAGTTATTCCGTTAGGTGATCCGGAAGGTAAACGAACAGCAATCGTATTTATGGGTACGACAGTCCATCCGCAATCATTATTAATCGACATTATGGAGCGACGTTCCGACTTTGAATCTCGTAAATACAGAGCACTAATTACCCCGCCTACTAGACAAGATTTATGGGTGGAATGTGAACGTATATATAAAGATCGAGAGAATAAATCGAGAGCAAGAGACGCCGAATTATTTTTCACCGCTAATCATGACGAAATGGTTGAAGGTGCTGAGGTACTTTGGGAAGAAGTACAGCCGGTATTTAAATTAATGAAGTTCAAATGGGATAACGGTAGCAAAGCTTTTAACACCGAGCTACAGAACAATCCTATTGATGAGGAAGTAATGGTATTCAATCCCGATAATTTCAATTACTGGAATGATAAACAAATAAACCGAAACTTCCTTAGCGGAGAGTACTTCGTCTCCATCGGAGTTGACTTAGCGATGGGGAAAGAACGAGGCGATTATTCCGCAATTTCAATCGTGGCCAAGCATAAAGAGACGGATACAATTTACGTTATCGATTCGTATGGCGAACGATTACACCCCGACAAGTTTATGAAAGTTATTGTTGATAAAGTTCTTCATTTTCGTCCGGATATAATCGCCGTAGAAGCTCAGGCAGCACAAGAATTCTTTGCGGATATGCTTTCTAAACGGTTAATCGAAAAAGGTTATCCGGCAACGACCCGCTTATTCAAAATTAAGCAACGTTCTCGAAAAGAGTTACGCTTAGAGGCGTTGTTACCGCGGATAGAAAACGGAGAAATCCAGTTCGATAGAAGACACTCGCTACTACTCGAACAGTTTCAGTACTATGGAACGAATATGCACGATGACCTACCTGATAGTTTAGAAATGGCCGTTTCAGTTACGGACAAAGGACGTAAAAGAAAAGCTGGAAACGCAGGTAACTATCGATATTAAAGAAAGGAGGTAACTTATGCGAATTTTTCCTGATAGGAATCTAATAAATCCCATCGAGTATGTCGTTCGTATACGTACAGCATTAGGAGACACCGAATGGCAAAGAATCCTTGATGAAATCAGGCTATATCGACGATATGACGGAGACTTGAATGTTTGGTCTGATTATACAAAGCCGTCACAACTGGATTATGAGCCTACGAAATTAGAACTTAATTATCCACGAAAGATAGTCGATACGATTGCGGCTTGGCAATTCGAGAAGGAACCGAAAGTAACAGTCCCACCCGATGTCTTAGACGACCCAGCGCTAATGATTCAACCAGGTTATACACCTAGTGATGAACAACAAGCGGAGAATAGTCGAGCAAAAGCAAAGGAAAGGTTATTAACATGGGTTTGGGATGACAACCGAATGCACGAAAAGCTGTTAGCCGCAGCAAAAGACCGTTCGATTTCTAGAACGGGTGTTTACGCACGTATTCATTTCGATAACCGACGTGGAGAGTTTAAAATCATTTGGCATCCATCTACGGAAGTCATTGCGGTACACAACGAATGGGATAAGGATCAGTTAGACGCTGTACATTTCATTGCATGGCTTGACGATGAACAAACTCGTTTGTGGAAACTCTCGTATTACTTAGTTTGGCACGAAGAAGCTGGAAAATATGATTGCGAAATAGAAGAGGCTGTCCATGACGGAGATTTAAACGTACAGGAGTCGAGGGTTGAGCGTTCATCAATGGGACTCGATTTTATTCCGGTAGTACACGTTCCTACTGAGAAACTAAGCGGTCGAACTACCGGTTACAGTGAATTAGAAAAAACGATTGAACTGTCGGAAGAGATTGACCGTAAGATGTCGGATTACTCGGATGCAATTCGTTTTGAGATGTTCGCTATTAATCTACTTGTTAATGTAGACGAGGATCCGAAGAATCCGTTACAAATCGCTCCAGGTGCGAAATGGAATCTCGGTGATGGAGATAAAGAAAGCGGAGTACCGAGTGCAAGTAAGTTAGAAAGCGGATTTAAGTTTAAAGAAACGATTGAAGCGTATCTTGACCGTTTGCAAAAACGACTACATGAAAAAGCGGAGGTACCAATCGTAAATACAGCCGACATGAACACCGGAGGTATTAACGATATGGCTGTTCAGCTTATGTTTAGCTCGATTATATCGAAGACTCAAAGAGCATGGGTGATATGGCAATCTCGTTTACAAACCTTAAATGAGTATATTCTTCGATATATGAAAGCGAGACAAGAACATCCACGTTTTAAGTATGATAAGGAAATGCTTGCGATGGTAGATAACTACTACTCAAGCGAAATTATTTTCGGGCTACCGTTACCGCAAGATCAAAAAGCTTTAATTGAGCAATTAGGTGAAGAAATATCTAATGAAATTGAATCTATTAAAGGCGCTATTACACGAAGTGGTAAAGAAAATGCAGAACAGAAGTTTATGGAGATTATTCAAGAACGTCAACTTAAAAGACAAACGCAAGACCCTTATAAAGAATGATGTAAATAGGCCTTACGGAATGGCATTAAACTTTCGGATGAATTTACTTTATAGCCGACGGGCTTAAAACGGTTGGAGGCAATAGCATGACTGAAGTAGTAAAAGAGGATGTTGTCGTAACGGATATAAAGGAAGATACGAAAACTCTTACACAAGAACAGGTCGATGAAGTAGTTGCAAAACGACTTGAGCGTGAGCGTAAAAAATACGAAGACTACGACGACATTAAAGCGAAATTAATTGCGTTTGAGAAAGCGGAAGAAGAACGAAAGAAACAAGAAATGACTGAAGTGGAACGTTTACAAGCTGAAAAAGATGAAGCGGCTAAAAAAGCGATTGAAGCTTCGGAATTAGCACAGAAAGCACAAGAAAAGGCAAACGCTCGAATCTTGAATACGGAAATTAAAAGTGTTGCACGTTCTTTGAATGCAAATGACCCAAACGATGTATTGGCGCTATTGGATAAGTCGGAAATTAATGTCGATGAAGAAGGAAACATCCAAGGTGTAGAGTCAGCAGTCGAGTCTTTAAAAGCAAGTAAGCCGTGGATGTTCAAACAAATAATCGGAGTAGATGCGTCAGGCGGTTCTAATCCTGTAACTAATCCGAAAGCCAACGAATTAACAGCGTTAGAAAAAGAATTAACAGAAACGAAGGCTGAAGCTTTAAAAAATCCAAAGCTTGCTGGTAAGGTTACTCAATTATACAACAAAATACTTGAATTAAAATCGAAGAAGTAGATCAGTCGCTGGTTCCAAACCGACGGCTTTTTTATATTAAAAAACAATTAGGAGGCTATTAAACATGGCAGTAGCAAATACTTATAATTTCCAACAACAGGTTCGTCAAATGCAGGCGAATGTAGACTTAATTCTTACGAAAGCACCGGTGTTATTCGGTCTTATTGGAACGGGGGAAGCACTTACCCAAACAAAATTCGAATGGCAGAACGATTATTTAAATAGTGACACAGGCATCGTTAAAACAGCCGCAGCAGCAGATGTAACAGAATTAGTCTTAGAAGCAGGCGAGGCACGTAAATTTACAGAAAATGCATTAGTACAAAATGGTCTTGAGGTATTACGTGTCGTATCAGTGGATGAATTAGCAAATAAGATCACTGTTCAACGTGGTTATGATGCTACAACACCTGAAGCAATTACAGCTAAAGCAGAATTAAAAGTAATCGCTAGACCACGTCCTGAAGGCGAAGATACTTTCCGTAAAAATGAAATTAATGACCGTTTAGTGTCGTTCAACTTCTCGCAAATCTTCTCTAGATACGCTTCTGTATCTCGTACACAACAACAAGTCAATACTTACGGCGTAGAGGACGAGTTAGATTATCAAGTTAACTTACGATTACAAGAATTAATTCGTGAAGCTAACAATTCACTGATCTATGGACGTAAATATATCGGTTCAGGACAACAACCACGCTCAACAGGTGGTTTATTTGCCTTCGCTAGTGAACAGGGTTCACACGTTCAACAATTTGGTGGTAAAGAAATCGATGCTAAATCCTTAAATGATGCAGTTGAGCAAGTGTTTGTACGAGGTGGTTCGGCGAATACAATCTTATGCGCTCCAAACGTTGCTCGTCAAATTACCAAATTAGGTGGAGATACTGTACGTACGACTCGTCAAGACACAGCAGCAGGTTACCAAATCTTATCATTCGTTTCTGATTTACCAGGCGGTGCAATTTCTAGTGTCGTAGTTGATCAAAACATGCCGAAAGATCGTGCGTTATTACTTGATACTAATAACATTAAAGTTCGTTATTTAACTCCGATCTATGACCAAGATGCAACGTTACCTGGCGGAGACTACTTCTCTCGTGTAATTCGTGGAGAACTTGGTTTCGAAATTAAGAATGCAAAAGAATCCATCGCAGTTCTTAGCGGTATTTCTAAGACGGTTGCATAATTATGGGCGGTTATAAACCGCCTTTTTATTTACTTGGAAGGAGTACGATAAATGCCTATTTCAGAAAACGAAGTGAAGCGTCTAAATGTATCGATGCCAGTCGCTAACGACATTAAGTTGGGTGAGATAATAAAGGCTTTGCAAGAGTCTTCGGGCGGTGCGATAACTGTGACTTGGTCAGATATCGACGGTAAACCCAGCGCATTTCCACCTTCTACTCATAATCACACAATCGCTAACGTAACGAGTCTACAGACTTCACTTGACGCAAAGTTAACCGCAAGCAAAGCGGCCTCACAAGCGAATAGTACCGCGACTGATGTTGCTAGTCTTGTGACAGATTTTAACGCTCTACTTACGAAACTTAAAACTGCGGGGTTGATGAGCTAATGGCTAAATACAAAACGTTACCAAACTATGAAGTAATTCGTCCGAAATTTCATATTCAGTTCGACTCACAAGGATTTTACGTAACACATGATGAAGTAGAAATCGAATATCTAGGCGAAAAAGCTCCTTTTATTGAGAGAGTAGATGCGCCGGATGAAAAGATGAGACCAAAATCACGAGGTAAGTCGACAGCTAAAAAATCAGAATAACGGAGGTGACGCCAAATGACGGTGTCAGAACGATTGCAGTCTCGATTATCAAAGATTCCAGGCGTTACGTCGACTGACATTGACGCTTGGCTAGCCGAAGCTTTAGTTGAATCAGATTTTACCGAAGAGGATAACGCTAATGTGGTATTTTATCTTGCGCTCACATTCGCTTATGAAGTTATTGCAGCGGATTCGGCTCGCTTTTTTAAATACACTGATGGCGAAGAAGCTGTTGACAAATCTATGATCTTCGCAAATTATCAAAGACTAGCAGCAGACGCACGTAAACAATATCGAAAATATAGACGTGGCAAAGGCGCTAGTCAGACATTTGCAAAGAGGGCAGATTGGAGGTAGTTTCGTGAGCGATTTACAAGGTGAATTTGACGAAGCACTCGATAAGATATCGAAACAATACGAAAAAGAAAACGAAAAACAAGTAGAAGAGGCGGTAGGCGCTATTATGCTAATCCGTCTTTTTTTACTGGACTTAATTAACGACTACCAAAAAGACGGTTTAATTAAACGAGGTAGATTAAATGCTTTATTACGAGATTTAGACTATTACGAAAGGGAGTTCCGCAAGAAAGCAGGAGTGTCATTCGAAAAAATGATAAATGATACTGCGAAGTGGACGACTTCTAGACTTGCAGAAACACCATTGAAAATAAATAATTTAAATTCTGTAAATCAGCAAGTTGTAAGATACATGCTGAAGCGGAGAGGCGAGGACGGTTTAATCCTGTCTGATCGAGTGTGGAATCTAGCAGGTGACATGCGAGCAGAATTAACGAAGGTAATACGGCCGGCTGTACTCAAAGGTGAAAGTATTAGTTCGATTTCTCAGAAAATACGAGAAGTACACGATAATGAGAAATGGAAAATCGAACGTGTAGCAATTACAGAGAGTAATAACACGCACCGAGCAGCCACGATTTACAATGGAAACGAGAGTGATCTCGTTACAGGTTACAAGATTGTAGATAACGGGCATCGACATCGGTACCACTCGCGGCATATGTGTTACAAGTTAGCTAGGCGTGATGCTTACGGATTAGGTCCAGGTAGATATCCGAAAAAGATACCTGAAAGTTTACTAGCTCAATTGATTAGCCCGCATCCTCAGTGTTCATCTCGTTTAAATTACATTATCGGAGAGGAGGAATAACGGGTGCTGACCGAAAAAGACATCGAACAAATTCGAGCTAACCGGGAATTAATCGAACAGAACCGTCGTGAGGATATTATTTTATGGCGAAAAGGTATTTCGGAAGAAGATCCAATTACAGGCGAAGTAATCAGTGGTGAACCTACGAAAGAAACAATTCAAGTCGTTTGGAAGAAATTCACACTTGAAGACAACGTAAAATTCGCAGGTACTGACGTAAAAGAAGGTGAAGCACTCGTTACTTTCCGACTCGATATCGATTTGAATAATGTTGAGTACCTTGAAAGAAACGGCATTAGATACGTAATCATGATTGTTGATGAACGAGGGCTGGGCGGAATTAACCGTCGAGAAGTAGTCGTAAAGAGGGTGATTTAATGAAAGTCAGCACGAGGATTAAAGGTATGGAAGCTATTTACCGCATGGCAAACCCTGATCGATACAAAACACCAGTTGCTAATACAGTAGAGAAACATGCGAGGCTACAAGCGAACACAGCTTCTAACAGAGCGCCTGTTGAATCAGGTAATTTAGCGGGAAGTATTCCACCAAGTGTGAAAGCTTTCAACGGAGATAAAACGGGATGGTCTTACGGATCAGAAGTCGAATATGCAGCCGTTCAAGAATACACACATAAAACGAAAAAAGGATTCATGCGTAAGACAATGTTCGAGGGCGAGCAACCGTTAGTTTCTGACTTGGAAAAAACGGTGCAACGAACAGCGAGAGGTTTATAACGATGTATACAATAAATGACGTAATGTATTCGCTGAAGAAATCATTAGATGAATTCGCACCTACTACTTGGGTATATGATGGTGTTTCTTTAACTGGAAAAGCAAAGCCGTTTCTAACGATTGAGTCTTTAACGGGAACAATCGACAGGTATTCAAAGGATAATTACGCACGAAACCATCTAATACAAATCGGAGTGTATTCCGATACAGTATCAAACCGAAACGAATTACAAGATAGAATAATCGACCGACTAGAAAGGCGACCTATCGACTTGTATGACACAAGTTCGAAGGCACCTACGCTAGTCGTTTTTTTATATGCGGAAGTTTCGTCGTTCGAACCAATTCCTCAGGAAGATGGGACGCAAGTAACGGCGAAACACCGCAGTTTTATCACGATAACTATACGAAACTAGGGAGGAAATTAAATGGCAGGCTCACCGGAATTTAAGGGTAAAGAAACGTTATATTTAATCGATATTCCACAAACAGAAGGCGCTAGTAAAACAGTTCGACTATTTAACCAGACGTCAGGCTCACGCTCTATCGAAGCGGGCGAAATCGAGTTGAAGACGAAAGATAAAAGCGGTTCAGATTATGGCGATGTAACGCAATCAGTATCTATTGAGGGCGTGAGTACAGAAGGTGACGAAGCGTTAGACTACATCGAAGAAGCAATTACAAATAAAAAACTCGTTAAAATTCACGAAGTTTCTTTACGTAGTGCGAAAGCAGGTGAGTACAAATCGAAGAGTGGTACGTTCATGTTAAGCAGTGTGGAACTATCGCACGAAAACGAAGAGTTCTCGAAGTACTCTATCGAAGCAAAATTAAACGGTGGGTTGTCCGTAGGTAAGATCACAACGGTTCCACCAGGCGCTCCTGACGGAGATATCGCGGATAAACCTAGCGCATAGATAGGACGGGCTTAATTGCTCGTCTTTTTTAATTTCGAAAATAAAAATTAACGGAGGTTTTTATAGATGGCTAAAACATATACACGTTTTGAAGTAAAAGGGAAAGAGTACGAATTAAAATACGGATTTGAAGCAATTAAATTAATCGATGGAAACGGCGGTCCTTTTGAGTTTGTCCAAAAAGCGATGCAGGGCGGTCTTGAAGATTTCGTCAATGTTATCTACTACGCATTGATTCATACGGGTGAAGGGATTACACGTAAGGACGTAGAGGCGGAGGTTGAGCGTAAATTAATGTCTGAAGAACTATCTTTCGATGAAATTCTAAAGATAAATAAGGCGGTAGTTCTTAATAGTTTTTTCTTCAAGAAGACAGTGGACAAGTTACTAGCGAGCATGAAAGAGGATCAGAAGAAGTCATTCGAGAGCCTGTACGCATAAACGTCGATGATTTACAAGCGGACTGCTTTAGGTATTTCGGTATGGATATACTTAGGTCGAAGCGATTGAGTATTAAGGAGTACCACATTATGCTAACTGGTTATCGTGAACGTCTTCTAGATACTTATGAGTTTGCTAGCATACAAGCATTATTTAACCGAAATGCCCAAAGCGACAAAGTGAGGTCTTTAGACGACATATACAAACGTCCTGAAAACTCTCGAATGATTGAAGCCAGAGAAAAAGAACGTGAACAACTTACGAAAAAAATCCAGGCCAATGAGTCATTATTCGATGATATCGAACGAGCGTTACGAAGTCAAAACGGAAAAGGCGGTGAATAGCAATTAGCCAAAATAAAATAGAAGTACAACTACTCGCTGACATAACGAACTTGCAAAGAGGGATGCAACAAGCGACGCAAGCAGTACGTAACTTTCACCAAGCGGTAAGCCGACCAATAAATGTACCAACGCCTAATATGAGTGGTTGGAATTCCGCAGTCCAAAGCGCGGGTCAACATGTACAACAATTGAACAGTCAAATGCGAAATATGACTCCGCCTCCACCACCGAATATGTCTGCTTGGCAATCTACGTTTCAGAACGTGGGTGGCCGAGTTCAAGAAGTGGGGCATAGAGTACAACAAGCAGGGCAGACAATGCAAAATGCTTTCGCACCAGCCGCAGCGGCATCTGGATTAGCATTAGGGAAAATGATTCAAGACTCTCGTGAATTTGAGTCCCAAACACGGAAAGCAGCGATTTTAACTGGTGGTTCATATAACCAAGTGAAAAAGGATATTTTAGATATGGCGAAGACGTCCGTGTATAGTACTGGACAAGTAGCAGCGGCATACGCTGAAATGGGCGCGAAAGGTTTCAATGCTGCTCAATCTACAGCCGCATTGCCCGGCGTGTTAAGTGCAGCCGCCGCGTCTGGTGAGGACCTAGGTTTAGTAGCAAATACAATTACATCAGCTTTAAATGCTTTCGGACTTGAAGCAAGTGAGAGTGGGCGAGTGGCAGATATTTTAGCGCAGGCAGCTAACCAATCCGCAGCAGGTATGTTAGATATGAACTATGCCTTTAAATACGCAGCGGGACCGGCGCATACTTTAGGTATTTCGATGGAAGAGCTGGCAGCATCTATCGGGATTATGGTGGACGCAGGTTCGACAGGTGAGAGTGCTGGTACAGCTTTAAGGGCGTCACTATTACGACTTGTATCACCTCCAAAAGCCGCAGCAAAAGCCCTCGATAAACTCGGTATAACTACAACGGATTCTAACGGTAAGATGAAATCATTAGCACAAATTATGGGCGAATTACAGAAAGGTATGGCGAATTATACTGATGCACAAAAAGCATCTACTATGGCCGCCATCTTTGGTACGGAAGCTGTTTCTGGAATGCTTAACTTAATGAATGCTGGTCCAGAAAAGATAAACGAGATGACAAAAGCGTTAGAAAACTCAGCAGGATCATCGAAAAAAGCAGCCGATGCGATGTTGGAAGGTTGGGCAGGTGCTTTAACACAAATGGAATCCGCACTGGACGCAGCAGCAAGAGCTTTTACTGACGCACTTGCACCAGCGATTACCTTTGCATCTGACAAAATTGCAAGTTTAGCGAATTGGTTCTCTGACCTACCTTCTTCGGTTCAGACGGTCATTGCTACGACGGTTGCTGCAACAACAGCGTTCTTAATTTTCGGTACAGTATTGGGAATTATGATTAACTCTATTGGTGGCGGCATTATTATGTTTGGTACTTTTATCGGCTGGCTCGGTAAAAGCGCCACAGTAGCCAAACTAGCGAGTGCAGCAATGGTAGGATTACGAGCCGCCTTCGCATTTCTAACAGGCCCTATTGGCATTGCAGTTATGGCCTTAACCGCCGTAGGTGTAGCATTATCTCAACTATACCAACGTAATGAGTCGTTCAGAAACAGCATTAATAGTGTAGTAGGTAGTATAAAAGGGTTCTGTACAACGTTATCAGCGCTTGGCAAATATCTATTTGCAGTCGCAGAAGATGGGGATTATCTAAACGATTGGATTACGCATTTACCGACAGGATTCCAAGACGCCGCTCAGAAAATAGGCGAGGCGGTTAGTAAAATTCGAGACGGTATAATACAACTTTTTGACGCTACTAAAGCCGCATTTTCCGGTGATTTCAGTCAGATAGGTGAGATATTCAAAATGATCGGACCTTCTATCGCAGGTGCTATTATTGGCGGAATTCCTGGCGTTATTATCTCTATATCTCGTTATCTACCAGCGATAGCCGAGCATCTTAATGCCAACAAAGGAATCGTAGTAGAAGCGATTACAAACGTATTTAATTCTATCGCAGAATTTTTAACTACATCTTTACCGCAATTAATCGAAGTTGGTTCACAAATGATAATGAGTCTAGTAAACGGCCTAGTCCAAGCAGCACCTTCAATATTAGAAGCGATGGTGGGCGTAATTAATACGATTATGCAGTCGATTGCAACGTATCTACCTATGCTAATTGAGGCCGGTATGCAAATTATACAGGCGTTAATTTCTGGAATTGTGCAGGTACTACCTACAATTATCCAAACAGGGCTACAACTAATCCTTACGTTAATCCAAGGGATTATGCAGATGATACCTACGTTAATTCCCGTAGCTGTAACGATTATTGAGACGATTGTTAACGGATTGATGTCGTTCTTACCTCAATTAATCGAGATTGGCATTAACGTATTAACCTCGTTAATTACCGGAATCACACAGGCTATCCCGATGATTGTACTAGTGATTATTACGGTAATTACTACGTTAATTGACGCGATTACAGCGAATTTACCAGCTATTGTAGAGGCGGGTGTTTCGATTCTTACGACGTTAGTTGACGGAATAGTAAAAATGCTACCTCAACTTATCGACTTAGCGGTTACTTTGATTACGAAAGTAGCTGATACGATTCTAGCGAATTTGCCAGCAATCATAAACGCAGGGGTAAAGATTCTGATGTCGTTGATAGACGGGATTGTTAAGATACTACCTCAATTAATCAACGCAGCATTAACGCTCATCGCTAAAATTGTAGAGACTCTCATAGCTAACTTACCCAAAATCATAGACGCTGGTGTAAAGATACTAATGGCGTTGATTGCTGGTATCTTTAAGATAATTCCACAGTTGATAGTGGCGGCAGTTAAGTTAGTCGTAACGTTAGTCGGCGAGTTAATTAAGAATTTACCGAAAATATTAGAAGCGGGCGTAAAGTTAGTCGAGGCGCTGATTAAAGGACTATTATCGCTTTTGGGACAGCTTGGAAAAGCCGCATTAGACTTAGGGAAAAAGATAATAAATACGATCAAGGAAGTTAATTTATTCGATATCGGCGCAAATATCATCAAAGGTTTGATTAATGGTCTCGGCTCTATGTTTAGTTCCGTATGGGGCAAGATGAAAGAACTCGGTAACGGTATCAAAGATCAAATAGCTGGAATCCTTGGTATCCACTCGCCTTCACGTGTAATGCGCGATTATGGGGTGTATATCGGACAAGGTTTAGTTATTGGTATGGATAGCATGGTGGGCACAATTGAAAAAGCTGCTGGCCGAATGGCAGACGCGGCAACACCACGTTTCGAAACGATTGCACCGTCAGAATTATTCCAGTTTACAGGCGACAATCCACTCACTAATTACTTTAACGCTATTTTCGAAGATGGTGACGCACTTAACGACTGGATTACGCACATACCTGAATCTATTCGAGACGCAGTGAGAGATATCGGTCAGCAGATGGAACGTTTCGAAGGGCTAACGAAGGCAGAGGTTAATAGTTTAGCGAGACGTAGACTACAAGTCGGACCAGCAGACGAATTGACTTACCGTATCGTAAACGAAGGGGTTAAACCTCAGAGGGATAACCAATACGCGCGAGCGAGCGAAATCGTAAATAGACAACCAGCGTATATTAACGTCCAACTTGGTAAGCAAGAATTCTCGAGATTCGTTGACGACATTACTGGCGAACAAGAAGCGGTTAGAGCACGTAGAGAAGTTTTTTAGGAGTGTGGTAGATTGTTAGTTTTTAATGGAATCAATTTAGAAGAATACTTCGAGCAAAAATACGAAAATGGATTTTTTATGGTTAACGATATAAGAGGTCGCGGAATTTTAAGTGACGAAATTAATGAGTTAACGGTACCTCACCGCCCAGGTTCATATTATCTAAACAAAAGGACTCCCAAGAGAGTATTAGAAATAGACTTCTCTCTTAAGGGAGTCTCCCTTTTTGAATTAAGAAAACGTATAGACGAACTAAATGGTTTATTGAATACGTCCGAACCTGTAAAAATTATATTCACAGATGAACCTGATTTTGTTTATTACGGAATTAAGGAATCAGTTGAAGAAAATCTCGAAAAATCAAATATTCATCAAGCAACTATTACAATTATATGTTCAAATCCTTATAAATTAGGACCTACTAAAACCGTAGAATTCCAAGCTAATGAGCGTGGACTAGCAGCAAATGTTCAAAACAAAGGGAGCGTTGAATCTAACCCAATTATTGAAATTGAAGTAACGAAACCCGCCACTTTTCTTGATGTATGGAATGGAGATAATTACTTTCGTATTGGATGGCCGCTTAGAATGGATCAGGTACCTGTTGAGAGAAATCAGCGTGTTATGTGGGATGAAATGTCTACTACTATAGGATGGACGGATGTCCCAAATTCAGAAGATATGATTGGAGGCGGAGCGTTCAAAGTGGATGCAGGCTCACGCCTAGTTCCGGTTTATTTAGGTGAAACAAACATAAAAGGTTGGCATGGTTGCATAGCCAAAAAGAACATTCCGCAAGGGCCACTGCAAGACTTTATTATGCAGGCGTATGTTGGGGTGAGAAGCTCGCATCCCGATCAAATGGGGCGCGTTGAAATTGGTTTGTTAGATGAAAATAGCGACTATGTAGCTCGTATTTCTATGAATGATGTCCATTGGCAAGCTGAACAAAATACAGGTTTTGCTAAACTCGGCAACAAAAAGAAACCTGTCAGTGAGCGAGTACTTATAAATGAACCAGGAGACCATCCTACTACATGGAATCAATATCGCGGCCGATTATGGTTAGCTCGCACCGGTAATAGGTGGGAAGCTTATATTTCTAAGTTTTTATGGAATACCGAAAAGGATGATTCGGAACGTTTTGTCGTGTGGGAAGACGAAAATAATGTGAACATGGATAAGGTAGCACAAGTTCAAATTAGCATTAGTCAATTTTCGGATAACATGTTTTGTACAGACATGAGCATCGATGATTTGAAAATTTGGAAAGTCAATATGAACACCCAAGATAATCCGCCTTATATTTTTGATGTTGGAGATAAAGTAGTTATTGATACCGAGAGAAGTCTTGTATCAATCAATGGTAAAAAAGCTATTAATCTAAAAGATATATTTAGTGATTATCCAGTTATTAACAAAGGGTCAAACAAACTTGAAATTATGCCTTCCGATGTAGGAATAGCCAAAGTAACGTATAGGGAGAGATATCGATGAGAACACCTAGCGGCACACTTCATGTCATTGATTTTAAAACAGATCAAATTGTTGCTAATATCCAGCCGCAAGATTATTGGGATGATGTACGTCATTGGGAGATTAAGAACAATATTGATACTTTAGAATTTAAAGTGTTTGATAATACAGAGCATGCAGCAACACTTATGCAGCAAAATTTAGTATTAAAAGAAGTGCGTGATGGGCGGATTGTTCCTTACGTTATAAATAATGAAGCTGAAAAGGATTCAAGAGATAGATCACTTACTGTACGTGCTTCGGGTGCATGGGTTCAGATAGCAAAAGACGGTTATATCATGCCGCAACGTATAGAAGGTAAAACAGTAAATCAATTCATGGATATGGCCCTTGCAGGTACGAAGTGGAAACGTGGAAAAACAGAGTATGCCGGTTTTCACACAATGACCATCGATACCATTATAGATCCTCTAACCTTTTTAAAGAAAATAGCTTCTTTATTCGAATTAGAGATTCAATACCGTGTAGAAGTAGTCGGTTCACAGATTGTTGGCTGGTACGTGGATATGGTGAAAAAACGCGGTAGAGACACTGGCAAGGAAGTAACTTTAGGGAAGGATTTAGTCGGTGTTAGACGTATTGAGCATTCTAGGGATGTTTGTACTGCCTTAGTCGGATTCGTCCAGGGCGAAGGGGATACCATTATTACAGTTGAAAGCATTAACGATGGTTTACCTTATATCACTGATAGCGATGCCTATCAACGCTGGAACGAGAATGGAAAACATAAATTTGGCTTCTATTCTCCAGAAACAGAAGAACAAAATATGACACCAAAGCGTCTACTTACTCTTATGAAAACAGAGTTCGCAAAACGAGTTAATACTTCTGTTGTTTACGATGTAGAAGTAGTAGCTATAGGGCGTGTGTTTGGACTAGCTCATGAGCTGATTAATGAGGGGGATACAATACGGATTAAAGATACTGGATTTACACCTAAGTTATACCTTGAAGCACGAGCAATCGCTGGTGACGAATCATTTACTGATCCTTCACAAGATAAATATGTGTTTGGAGACTATCGAGAAATTGTTGACGCTAATGATGAGTTAAGAAAATTATATAACAAAATTCTTGTTTCATTAGGTGATAAAGCTAACAAAGAACTATTAGAACAGCTAGAAATATTAGCTGAAGAAGCAAAGAAAGAGTCTGAACAAGCTGTAAAAGAATCTCAAGTGGCAAAAGAGATTTCAGAACAGTTAAAAGAGAATATAGAAAATAATATGATCGATATCATTGAGGCGATGAATCCACCGTCAACAGGTCTTAAACCAAATAAAACACTGTGGCGTGATATTAGCAATGGTAAGCCCGGTATTTTAAAAATATGGACAGGTACCGTTTGGGAATCGGTTGTTCCAGATACAGGACCGTTACAACAAAGCATAAAGGATGCAAAAAAAGATATTGATACTTTAAAAGAGACAGTAAAAGATATGCCTGATACAACCTGGTTAAATCAGCAACTTGAAGGTAAAGCGAATAAAGAAGACACATATACGAAAGAGTGGGTAAATGGTAATCTTATCGGAAAGCAAGTATACGAGACAAACCGTGAAGGTGATATAAAAGTACTGACTGAAACAAAAACGACTGCTGAGCGCACAGCCGAAGAGATTAAAAACAAAGCAGAAAAAACAGAGATAACAACTCTAACTGATAATCTGAAACTAGTAACTCAAACAGCTAATACAGCTAAACAGACAGCAGAATCTAACACTAATACCATTACAGAATTAAAAACTACTGTAAATAATATTTCTGTAGGTTCAATCAATTTAGCTAGCGGTTCAGAAACAGGGTTAAGTAAACAGAACATGACAGGAAACTGGTCAGACAGTAAACAAATGACTGTTTCCGATAAGATTAATTACAGAAACAAGACGTTTACTATTTCCTTCTTATTTACTGGAAAAATGACAAAACTCAATACTAACCCTTGGTTTGGTGTTGAAACAGCAATAACGTATGCAGATGGAGAGCAAGAATGGAAATCTGTACGTGCTGATTCGCAATTAAAGATTAATGTGGATTATAAAGACGAACCACTATCAGTTACATTTAGAACAAAAGATAAAGATGTAACTCAAGTTAAATTTTATTACTCTGGGCGCAATATTGATGGGAATTTAAACTCACACCATGCAAAAATTGAAGAAGGTAACATACGAACAACATGGCAACTTTCTAACGATGAAGTTACTTCTAAAGCAGATTTTACTAAAACAACAAATGAGATTAAGCAAACAGTAGATACGAACTCACAAACAATCTCGACGGTACAAAAAGACCAAGGTACAATGCAAACCACTTTGAATGAAGTGAAGCAGACCACAAATTCGAATTCTCTTGATATTAAAACGCTAACAGAAACACAAACAGATCAAGGAAAGCTCATTCAAGAAAACAAGAATGAAATTACACAAACACAAGACTCATTAAGTTCAAAGATTTCAGAAAAGCAAATGAAAGCTTATGTAGGGGCACTTGGTAGTACAAATCAATTCTTCAATACAGAGTTTAAGAAAAAAACAGTTGATGCTAACGGCAATATAATAAACGAGATCGCTAGTACTGATAAATGGACAATAGCAGGAGTTGTATCAGGTGCTACAGTAACACCAGTAACAGACAGACGCCATGACGGTTATAACTCAGTAAGAATTGCAAATACAGGGGTTGTAGCAAATAGTTGGACTGGTATTTCTCAAAGTATTGGAGCATTACAAAATAGTGGCGACTACGTGTTGTCTGCATGGGTTTATGTAGTAGATAAAAACTTATTAGACCAAGGGGCGTGCGTTAAGCTTCAATTCTTCAATGGTTCAACAGCAGTAGGAAATTTTACACAAACGGAGTTTAAGGATTCATTAGTAAACGGATCATGGATATTGGTTAGTGCAACTATCAAGGCTCCCGACATTCCTATAACTCGTTTACAAGGTGAAATATGGGTACGCCGTAACGGTACAATGTGGATATCTCAACCGCAACTACAGCAAGGAAAAGAACCATCTGTATACATGCCAAACCCGAAAGATATTACCAATTACAAAGAATTAGTTGATCTGGTTGCTGATAAGATTGCTAAAAAAGATTTTGATACGGTAACAGAAAAATTACAGTCTTCCATTAATCAGAACACACAGGAAATAAAATTACGTGTTGAGGCTGAAAAAGTTTACACTAAAGAACAAGCGAATGACCAATTTGCAGGTAAAAGCTATGTTGAAAATTTAGAATCGCAAATAAGCCAAACTGCAGAGTCTATCAAGTCAACAGTAAAAAAAGGCGATATTATCTCTTCTATCAATCAAACGGCAGAGCAAATAACAATTGATGTTTCAAAGCTTGCTATTAATGCTGATACAATGGTGAAATGGTTAACGGCAAAAGGTATTGATACGAATGTTATAAACGTTAATGGTGATAAAATTACCATTGATAAAAATGGTGTAACAATTAAAATATTAGATTTCCTCTACGAAGACGAAAGAGGAATGAAAACAACAGTTATGTCTAAACGCAATCTAATTAGTGACCATGACTTTTCAAGTGCTATAAAGAAAGACATCGGGAACCCTGATTTTTGGGGGGTTGATGGTGGGTATGGTCTTCCGTGGAGAGTGAATGGCAACGTAGTTATAGAAAAAAATACAGCCTTGTTTGATTATGAACAAATGGTGAATGCAGCACGAGTAGATATGTATAACTATCCTGAAACAACCGTTAAAAATGGAATACATCCAGGTAATATTTATACACTATCAGCACATTTTCGGTGCGCTATGATTAATGGAAAGAGGGTAACTGCTAAACCGCAGCTGCACATTTGTTATGTAACGTATAGAGATAATGTTCATTACGATATATGGTACGAATCAAAACTTTCATTTGATGCACCTAGCACATACTATGGCGACATTCAGCGTAGGTCGTTCACTTTTACAATCCCAGCTAGCTATAAACCACAGGAACACGCCGTTGTGATAAAAGTAGAGTCTGCAGATGCAAACATTGGACAAGGTACAGCAGTTTGCGTGTCAGGTGTTACTTTAGTGAGTGGCAAATATGCATCTATGTATGACTGGGATAGAGCAGCAGCAGAAAGAGCAGATGGTCTTCAACCATTTAATAAGATCGCAATAGGAGATGCGAATACCAACATAGGTATAGCACCTGATGGATACACGTTGGATATAAGTACGAACAAAGAGGTTAAGTTTTTCACGAACATCCGAGCATTGCAAGGTGTAAGTCTTGGTGGGAATGCATTTCAACAGTGGGGGCATATTCGTTTTGCAGACGGTAATCTGGGCCCAGGCTTTTACGTGAACAGCCCGAATGGTTGGAAATTTAATGCCCTTGGATAAAAAGGAGAGATATAGATGAATAAGTATGACAATCAAATGATGCCACTCCAAGCAGGTGAAAGCTTTCCCTTTATGGGGAGGCTGGTAGATGCAACGAGAACTGATACAGGGATTTCCGTGCAAGTACCTGCCGATATGCTAAAGAATGCTGGCATTCCTGACGGAACTAGTAAAGTTGAAGTATGGAGGGAGATGTCAGACGGTACAATCTGTTTCAGAATCGCAACAAGATGTGAACTATGTGGACGAGGTTCGAGGTTATATGAATTAGATTTGGGATTTGTTAAAAAAGGCCTTTGTGCAGAAGATTATTTTAAGCTTACAGGAAAAAATCCTCCACAAGAACCAGTAACAATTGAAAATACAACGCAAATAGAGCAGCTATAAGCTGGTCTGTTTTTATTATCTAAAAAGGAGAGGAAAAGATGGATCGTATTGATTTATTATTAAAAACCTTTATTGCCACTTTCGGTGGCTTCTGTGGGTATTTCTTGGGAGGATGGGATGCAACATTGAAAATCTTAGTGACGATGGCAGTTATTGATTATTTAACTGGCATGATTGCAGCAGGGTATAACGGAGAATTAAAAAGTAAAGTTGGTTTCAAAGGCATCGCCAAAAAGGTGGTGCTTTTTCTTTTGGTCGGAGCGGCCGCTCAACTAGATTCAGCACTGGGAAGTAACAGCGCAATTCGTGAAGCGACTATTTTCTTCTTCATGGGCAATGAGTTGCTTTCACTTTTAGAAAATGCAGGGCGTATGGGAATACCTTTGCCTTCAGCTTTAACAAATGCAGTCGAAATTTTAGGCGGTAAACAAAAACAAGAAGAGAAAAAGGAAGATGTTCAATAATGGAAATCAGAAAAAATTTAGTTGATGCAAGCAAATATGGTACTAAGTGTCCTTATACAATGGACCCAGAATTCATTACTGTCCACAATACTTATAACGATGCTACAGCAAATAACGAAGTGGCTTATATGATTCGTAATGACAACCAAGTATCGTTTCATATTGCAGTAGATGATAAAGAAGCTGTACAAGGTATCCCTTTAGAGCGTAACGCTTGGCATTGCGGTGATGGTGGTGGTAAAGGAAATCGTAAATCTATCGGGGTTGAAATTTGTTACTCTTTAAGCGGTGGAGATCGATATTATAAAGCTGAAGATAATGCAGCTATCGTTGTAGCCCAACTCATGAAACAGTACAATATTCCAATTAGTAAAGTTCGCACACACCAATCATGGAGTGGAAAGTATTGTCCTCATCGTATGCTTGATGAAGGGCGATGGAATAGCTTCATTGAAAGAGTACAAAATGCATATAACGGTGGAGGTAATAATATGAAGTGGACAATGAAATCAGGTGGATTAGGAGTTAATTTAGCTCAAGAAATTATGGATAAACTAGCTGAATTCAAAGTGAAGGGTAACTTAGTTTATGAAGCAGATGGTATTTTCTATTTGCAATGTGAACCTGTTGATGACCGTAATAAATTAGGAGCTATCACATGGTATTTTAGAGATTATAAAGACTGGTATTGCGAAGTTTACCAAGTGCAAGCTTAATAAAAGAATAGTTTGATTGACAAAAAAAGACCGCCTGTAAAGGGCGGTCGATTCTTTATTTCCATTCGATTAATGTATTATTTTTGCAACTACCACAAGTGTAACTTCCGATACCTTTTTTGATTACTTGCTTACGGTTACAGTTCGGACATTCTACACGTTGGTATCCTAGTGAGGCAGCAATAAGTCCCATTGACGCTATAGCTAGCGGAATAGCAAATATGATTCCTATTATCGTGATAAACAGTAGCATCGAAAGTAAAAAACCACCGATACCCAATAACATAGAAACTAAGCGCATAGCACGTTTCGGGTTAGACGATTTCTCGCGCTCTATTTCTATAATAAATGATTCGCCGTCCACAGTTTTTCGTAACTCCACAGTAACCCCTCCCGTAATTTCTCTACAATCAGTATATCAAATATTACGGTAAATTTCTCCAATAAAAAAGAACGCTTTACTTAGCGTCCTCCACAACGAATAAATCTTCGATTTTTAATTCTAACGCATTACTAATGCGGATCAAAGTTTCGATTTCATATCGAGACTGACGACTGAATCGACTAATTGTAGCTTCTGTCGTTCCGGCCATCTCCGCTAAATCCTTCTGACGTAAGTTACGTTCCGCTAAAATCTCCGACAAACGTGGCGTCACCTTCAT